AATACACGCTTTCCACGCATTAAAGCTTTTATTAAAGAATACGATAAATGAACTACCCGCATTCTTTTCTTTTTTTCTACAAATTTTAGTATGTATTTCTCAAGGTCTCGTGATTTTGAGAAAAAATCCCTTTTTCAAACTGATTTCAAACTACTCTGTTATCTTTGCGTGCTTTTCTATAAATGACATCATAGTGCCTTTATATTTTATTCTTCCTAAATGAGTAAGCTCTATTGATGGATCAACCCATATCTTTCCATCCATATTTTGCCAATATCTACAGAAGCCATAGTCTTCAGATAAAAATCTATTCATGTGTGGATCAATGTATGAATTAAAGAAAGCATAGGTCCATTTCTTTTCTTCATCATTTAACGAGTTGGTATCGTCGTTGTATTTTAGCTCTGGGTATTTTTCCATCATTTTTATGAAAGCTTCCTTCTTAATTAACATAAATCCGGTGCCGGCATCAAATATTTCCAGTGCACCATTGCTTACATTAATAGTTCTATTATTAGCATCACGAACAGGATTTACAACAAATCGAACACTGTTATCTAATAATTTGTTATTGTCCATGCCGGCTTTTACATTTTCCTCAACACGCTTCCAATCAATTTCTTTAATAGGGTATGCGGCAGTTACCACTTCTTTTTCATGATATAAAAGCTTAATAATGCTCTCCGGCTCCCAAGCTATGTCTGCATCAATAAACATCAAATGCGTAGCCTTTTCAAAGCCCATAAATTTTGCAACCACGCTATTTCTAGCTCTGTTAATTAAGCTATCGGTTATCGTACACAAACCGAACTTTATTCCGTGATCTCTAAAATACATCATTGTTTTAATCAATGATAAAACTGTTGGTTCAGATATTTGCATATCGTAGCAAGGTATTGCGAATAACACATTCCACTTGCTTGTTTGTTCTTTACTAATTTCAATTTGCTGTGTCTCAAATAATGCCATATGGACATTATACTAAAAAAAAAGTGGGGCTTTCGCCCCACCCGAAAAATTTATTTTTTTTTCTAAAACTGCTAATTACGCCTTAACCGAAGTCTTGACGTTCTTAACATCTTTTGCCTTTACTGATGTATTCTTAATGACAGTAACTTCCATGTCATCTTTTCCGGGTACTCTGAAATAAAGTGTCTCATTAACTTTATCAAAGTGAATCTGAACTTGAAGGTTTAACTTCTTAGCTTGCGCTCTGATTCTCTGTTGCATTGAGTTATACCGTTTTCCAGACTGAACCCCGGCAATACTGTATGCCTTACCGTTTTCAGATGACTGCACCAATGTATCGATTATCTGCTGTAATTCAGCAGATGTGCGACCACTGCGTGAAATAACTGGGAAATTGCTTGCTTCATTGATTTGCATTTTATGCTCCTATTTACTGTGTAATTTCATCGTCACCGTGACGACAAGAGAGATAGTAGCACATTTGTCAAAAACTATACGACGCTCGCTAAACTTCTTTCAAAGAGTTTTTTTCTTGTGCCTGATTCAGTTTTCTAACCAGCGTATTTACTTGTGCAGTAAGGACTGCATTTTGTGCAGTTAAATCTGCCACTTTATCTGTAAGTATCGCTACAACTTCTGAAGCCTCTACTTGTATATCTTTTGCTATATTGATTCTATCCACTTTCCCACCTCCTGACTTGGTACACTAATTTCTTTATATCCGGGAGTGAACTGTCTCAAATTATGATTATACACGCTTACGGTTCCAAAATCTTCTAAATCCTCATCAATTTCCGACTGAATTGAAAAGTCTAATACTTCAACTTCCACTTCTTGTTCAACGGCAATATTCTCTACGCAATTAAAAACAGATCCGGCAAGAGCATCTGCCATATCTTTTGAACCACCAGATGGGTGATCTATTTTATTGTTACTAAACAATCTAAGCTTAAGAAGTTCCTCATTGACCAATATTTGATTCCAATAACCTCTTAATCTTGTATCGTATATAGCAGTCATTAATGTATCATAATCACTCTTCTTAACGCTGTGGAAATCAGATGCGATTCCTTGAGCTCTCAAACTCTGAATCATTTCAATTGATTGCCATCTATCAAATGTAACTTTAGCTACATCAAATTTTCTACACAAATCAACTATCATTTGCCTGACAGATGCAAAATTAATTTCTTCACCGGGTGCTGCTTCCCAAGAATGTAATAGATCAACATTAATCACCGGAAGCTTTTCTACACCCATAGAGGTTTTTACTTCTTTAAATCCTGCGCAATGTGTCATACATAATGCCGATCTGTCTCTTTTAAATCCTAAGTCAACATGTATAAACCTTCTATGACCATCTGCATTATTAAACCATTTATGATAACGACCATCTTCATCCACCGGATTGTCTGCATACATAAATGCTTTTCTAACTAAATCTTCATCTCTAAAATATGCGTCTTCCATTGTTGGTGGTTCACATTCAAATCTTGATGCAGCTTCTATAGGATTTCTTACATATTCAGATTCAAGATCTGATCTTTTAATTGTTGGATTTACTTCCCAAGTTGCTGCTTTTATATACCAAGTTTTAGGCTCACTTCTTTCTTGAGCACCAAAATATCTTTGTTGAATAAAATCCCCCTTATATCTTGGGAATGAAAGTAAGATAACCTTTCCGACTTCCGGGAATCTTGACATTACAGATAGCTTACTCATATTATAGATCGCAGAGGCTGAACCTTTAGCTCTTGTATCACCCTTTAATTCTGTATCTGTTTTAAATGCAGAGATTTCGTCTAACACTATTGTTAAAACTTCGTAACCTTCCCAGCCTTCACTTTCTGAGTGACCGGAGAATAGTCTTACAGGTCTAGAAAAGAAAAATATTTCTGACACTCTGGGTTCAAATCCAACGCTATTAAAATACGGAGAGCCAAGTAATAGATTCTTTAAAGGTTCGAAAAAAACTCTTTGAGCCTGCTGTGCGTTTACGGCAAGATTCAATAGGTCAACATACACCCCATTTGCTTTACCATAGTAACTGAGAGGATCACGCAAACAATGTAGCAAATATGCCGTGTATGCGATTGAAATTCTGCTACAATGGTCCTTCCCGGAACCTTTACCTAACATACAAATTACTTCATTATCTGTATATTTCTTATAGTATTCGAGACCATCATGTTCACCCATAAGCTTTTGCAAAGTAGGCAGTTTAAAGATTTGCGTACTATGTCTTACTATTTCAAGCTGTATGGGAGACAATGGCGGAAGACCAAGATATTTCTTTTCTTGTACGAATGTTTCAATTGGTACAGGTTGTTCCATCAATTCATCTTGCCTAAGCAATCTATCAAAATCTGCAAATTCCAAATTTATTCCAAGATATTCAGACATAATTATTTCACCAAATATACCATAAAGGCAGCAAAACCAGTTCTCAAATTCTGGTACTTTGTCATAAAGGCATCAAAACCCGTTCTCAAATTCTGAGCAAGGGTATAAAGGCAGTAAAACTCGTTCTCAAATTCTGACATAAAGGCTTCAATTCTAGTTCTCAAATTCTGGCTCCTCATGCTCCACCACTTCTTGACTATCACCGGACAGATCGACACTTTCTCCCGACATAATCTCAAAGGCTATTTCTAATTCCCTTCTAACTTCCTCTGCAATTGATGGATGCTTCGCAATAACATCTCTAAGGATTTTAGAAAGAATCTGATTGACATTCTCTGCTTTTTGCATTCTTGCAATATATTCGCCATCGGCTTGATTTCCACCGAGCAATTTATGCAACTGTGCTTTTTTAGATGCGATCTCCCCAGCTAATTTAATCGCCTGTATTCTTGCAGCGACCATTCCATTGTCAGTTGCAATATTAATAGTTTCCCAAGCCTCTTTGCTTAACTGATCAAACTCCTGCAATGCTTTAACTGTATTGAATTGAACTCTTTCAAGAAAATATGGATCATCCTCAACAGTTTTATTTAATATTCTTTTGTATTCATCAATATAATCTTTTACTTCATTAATTTTAAGAGCCATTAAAGCAGAAATTTCTCTATTGCTATATCCCTTAACATGAAGCAATCCGACCTGCTCCACATCTTTAATTTTATCTATTAAACTTTTTTGCTTAACTTGTTCGATATCTGACATAATCTTTCCTTATATTCAATACTGACCTTTTCCCAGGTAAAATTTTTGTGAACGTACTTAGCGCCATCAAAAGTATTCAATGCAACTTCATCATAGTTGTTTACAACATATAACATTTTATCACATAAATCATCGAAATCTGGCTCAGCCCACTCTCCACACCCCTCATATATTCCAGTCATATTTTTACTTCCCCATTTAAACCCTAATGGTACGGATAGGTGTGCAAACTCAGTACATGCCGTAGCGTTAGTACATATTGTAGGTATACCTAATGCTATGCCCTGAACCGGCAGCAGCCCCCAGCCCTCTCCGCTAGTTGGATAAAGAACACAATCTGATCTTTTATATATGGATGCAAGATCAGATTCACTAACTTGCCAATCAATAACCTCTATCCTTGGATGCTCGCTTAACATCATTTTCATTTCCAGAGTGTCATTATAAATCCTTGCATCTGGCGGTCCATTTGATTTATATATAAGCTTAAACCTTTCATCATGACCAAATAACTTTAGAAAAGCATTCACTGCGATCTGAGAATTCTTCCTGGTGGATGGGGAACCAATGCAAAGAAAAGTAAATGGCTCCCGTGCAAGCTTCCTAGGCATATCCGGAAGTGTATAGATTTGATCATTTATCCCCAATTTAAAGTCATATACAGGTATTTGCACACCAGAGTTTATAAATACCTCTCTAGCCCATCTAGATGTTGTCCAAACCTCATCTGCGCTATTTAATACATCTAGCCATTGATAAGGAATCCTAGATGTCTCCCAGTATGTGAAGCAAACATTGTAGCCATTTTTTTTATTAAACAGAATTGGCAATGTATTATGGATATAAATGTCAACATCTTTTTCAGATTTTTCATAGAATATCCCAATACCCATGCTAGCTAATTTGCCAACCTCAGCCGAATCCTCTTCGACCGGGCTGGTTGCATTGTGCTCAATAATAGAAAAATCTTTTTTAAGATTATTTTTTAAATACCCAGCTGCATCTGAGTATCCTTCTGATTTATTGGGTGCTGTCGCTGTTGTCCACTGTATTTTCATCTATGTTAAATCCAATTACACCACCAGCAGCTGCAGCTTCTTCTTTAAGCCTTGGCAGTGGCAAACCATGCACCTTCGTGTACTCAACTCTGTAGTTGTACCATCCCTGAACGGCTCTCCACATTTTGTCATCTGTGTTTTTAGCCAATTCTTCTAATTCCTCTGTTGAAATTAAAAAGCTAAGAACACCTAATGGCATATAAACAACTACATCGTAATTTGAATCTTTATCTTTAGCGTACTTTTTCATTAAAAATTGAAATTGCCTAACAAGATCTTCAACTGGCTCACCGGCGTAAAAATCTATATTGCCATAAGCATTCCTAATTCGTGGACAGTAATCATCAACACCGGCTATTGTTCCAAAACTTCTACACACCATTGGTCTATATCCATAAATAGAGCAACCATTTTTATAGAATGCACACCATCTCTCTGTCTCACCGCCAAACTCCCAACTAGTGTCATTCATTGCCTCCTTTAGAGAAGATACAACGCTATCAAACCACTCTTTTGCAAATTGCTCGCCTTTATTTTCTAGGTGAAGATAGTATTGTTTATTTAAATTGTATGCAATATTCGCACACTCAGCCATATGAATGGTGATGCCAATTTTACAACATTTGCCAGAGCCAAGACATTTGTATTGAGTTTCATTTTGCTTTGCTTCAAGAATACGAACTTGATTGTACAACATATCAAGTTCACCAAAAATTGCAATATCAGTTAATGCCACTTTTCTCTGCATTATCTTCTTTTAAGACCTTTCTTTTTTTGTTGTATTTCTTTTCTTTTCTGCCGCTTTCTCTGCTCTACTTGCTTTTGCATTGGAGATTGCGGTCTACGCTTAGCTGTAGATGCAAGATTTCGACCCTTGCCTCTAAATCTAAGGAGATCGTATTTTTCACACCAGTTATACAAGCCCTGTGGTGTTATTTCCATGTTATAAGTTTGCTTTAAAAGTTTTACAATGTCAGTAAGATTCATTCTCTTACGAACATAATGCTCATAAAGCCAGCTTTTATCTTTGTACGGTTCTAGTGCCATCTTTCCTCAACATTAAATAATACCATAGACCAATACCGATTGCGTCAACAATATCATCATCTTTCAAGTCATCATCAAGCATTTCAAAATAACCAGTGATGATATCTCTAACCCTATCTTTCCTTTCTTTTTTTCGACTTGCTTCTGTTAGCAAATATTCTTTATCGTCTTTAGAAAGATTTTTATAGCCTACTCCACGCTTCCATATCATTGGATTTATATCTATAACTTTTGAGCAATAACCCTGAGCAATACCCCATGAGTAACCTATGATGTAAGAAATCACCCTGCTGGTTTGAAAATTTTGAATATATACTGATTGCTCTATTACGCAATGATTTGGCTTGTACTCTTTACATATCTCAGCCAGCCCATCATTTATTGCTTGAAATTTAATATGCATTTCCGGGGACTTGGGGAATTTTATTTTTCCGCATTTTATCAATCGAGGTTGTTTTAATCCGATCTCTATAACAGCCCAACCAAGAGAGTGTGATGATGGATCAATTGAAAGAACTTTTGTAAAGTTAGTATTAGCAATAGATTTAATACTCACATTTTTTCTCTTCGGAGCTTTGCTTCGTCCCAACCCCAACTTACTAGTCTTTGTATTAGCCTTTCGTCTTTGCATCTTTCGCATATATCTTCCTTGTTATACCTAGAAAGTATCGTTGTACAATTTTCAGTTGAACAAGTTCTCTTCTTACCTTTATTACGTTTTTTTTCGTAATAATTGGCTAGTAGCTTTTTATTAGTAACTATCCTTCTACATTCTGCAGAACAATATATACTGTTGTAGACTTTTGCTTCAAACTTTTTCTTACACTCGTTGTTTTTGCAAACTCTAGAAACACCACTACTCACTATCTCCCCAGCATAAAGCAGCCAAATCACAAGACGAGCAATTCTTAGATGTCCTCTTGTATGGTCTGTCTGGAATACTTTGTCTCACAAAGTTTCCATAATACTCTCTGTACTTTTTGAATAATTTATTTATAAAATCCTGATCTTTTTCTATATAAATTGGAAGTATCTCTTGATTGTTTTTGTTTTCATAAATAACGAAACCACCATCAAGGTCAAGACATTGCATGTATATCTGCGCTTGGCGATAGTGTTCATCTTTTGGTTTTTTGTAAATTTGTCTATAATGGAATCCTTCGGAGCTAATAGACTTTAACTCTATTAACTTATCTCCGTACCAATTAATGATACCATCTGCTGTGCCCTCAATTGGCGGATCAGCATAAGTAACTGGTATTTCTTCATCTACAAGAATACCCATATCTCTAAAGTAATTGTACAAACGACTATGAACAGCATGACCATTATCAAATATTCTAAGCGTTTGTGGACTAAAATCGGGTGTTACCTCTACTCCTTCAAATAAATAATACCAATATCTTGAGCATTGATTTGTATAACTAGGATGGAATCCACTGACCTTTTTATAGGTAGTCTCATTCTTTTTAAGCAGTTGCTCATCTATTGCTTTATTTAAAGTCTGCTCTAAATCAGCTGGCGACTGGGATTGAACAATCACTGTCTCTTTTGGTTTTCTCAACTGTTTTAATGATTTCATTGGTTATAACCGCCCTTTCCGGCAATTTTTAGTGCATTTATATTTTCTGTTAGAGCCTCGTACATTGTTTTCCAAATATCATTAACAAACTTATCTTGATCACTCATAATCGCAGATTTTCTCTTGAAAGCCTGTGATTTAACAATCATTAGCGTTCTATAGGCAGCAAGAATATTTGCATACTTTATAGCCTGAGTACCAAGATAGTGATCTGGATTTTCAATAATATCCTGGACGACCCGGATGCATTCTATGAACTCTTCTGATTTATCCCCCATCTGTTCGGCAATGATGTCTTTATTAATAATGATATCTGGCATCAGATACCCTTTCTAATTTGAATTCCGATCGACCATCTTAGCACATAGAAACCAAAATATATTCCGTCATCCCAATTGAAATGAACACCAATTGCTGCCCAGGATGAAAGCTTGTCGGCGTATATAGATACTCTATTCATACTCGCTTCCTTTTATTAAATCTTTAAAAACTTCCCAATCTATTATTGCAACTTTTGTTTCCGAATCATCACCCATAACCACTGATATGCATGGATATTTGTAATTATTATTCCAAGCATCTTTACTAAATTTCTTCCAAAATTTTTGAGTCAAAGTAAAACTTTTACCATTATGTTTGTAATCTAACAAAAATTTATTCATTGTCGCATCACCTTTTCTAAAACCCCTTCCTGAATTCTTAACGGTTCTTGCGCCATCTCTTTTTGCTTCTTCCTTCTCAGTTCTTTTCATTAAACGCCCTTATCTCATCGCCTGTTGCTTTTCTAAAAGATTTATTATACACCAAGCTGTCAGCAACTTTCTTATCAACCTCTCTAATTCTATTTTCTGAATCAAACATAGATCCATCTGGGGCTATGTAGCGGTTGTTGCCTTTAAAGTAGATGAAGTCTTTTACAACAACATACTTCTTGATGGGATTAAATTTTTTTATGCCGACTCTTTTTATGAGAGCATTAAGAACCTTATCTGTTTTATTTTTCCAATCATACTCTTCAATGACAAGAGGAGCTTGATCATAAAAAAACTTTTTTTGCGCATCAATATCGTCGTATACTTTTTTAATAAGCGAAACAAGCGAATCAAAGTCTGGAAGCACAACTTTGCCTTCAAAATACCCGGTATGTTGAGTTTTACCCATGGTTGAATCAATAATATTTGAGTTGAAAAATCTTTCATAATCACACCAAACCCCTGTTGATATCACAGGCATACCTGTAGCCATTGCCTGAAGTGGTATTAGACCAAATCCTTCGCCCTCACTTGGGTACAAAAGAACATCGTGATCCTGATAAAGCTTTACCATCTCTTCAGTGCTTAATGTTTTATACAGTTTTACAACATTAGATTTTCCACCAGAATCGCCTTCATGAGAATGATATTTTAATGTTAATTGAACATCATTTCTGTCTCCAAAAATAGTAGTAAAAGCTTTTTCTACAAGGTCAGCTCGTTTTCTTGGACTGCCTGAATCAACATGAAGAAATCTGACAACACCTGTATCTTTTCTTTTGTATGGTTGCCAAATCTTATCTAAACCCAATTCAAAAATATACACAGGTGTTTCAATGCCGGAATTCTTAATTGCATCTACAGAAAATTTATTACCGACCCAAATTTCATCAACTTGCTTCATCGCCTCAATCCAATGAGACCAAACGCGGGTTGCCTCAAGGTATGTTCCATAGATTTTATACTGGTGATCATGGAACTTTTGGAATTCAGGGGAACGAAGACTTGTCATCGTTTTCAAGTTATACCACTCAGGCTCCATGTAGAACATTTGAATTGGAGAAGCCTTGTCGTTTTTAACGACATTCATTTTTTCGTTGCGATACTTAAACTTATTAAAGTTTTCAATCGTTTTATGGTATCCATATGAATACCCAAATATACCTTTGGCATCAATAATGTGCTGATCAGTATGAATTGAAAATAGCATTAACGATTATCGCCATCTCCATGAATTGCATTTCTATTATTGCGATCTTCAAGTTTCTGAAGATTTCTGATTGCAACTTCATTAAATGAAATGTTTAGTTCGGTAGCGAGCATGGCGCAATACCATAAGACATCACCAATCTCATCTACCACCTGCTGCTTTCTATCAAATGTTAATTCCATATTATCATCACGGATCATCTTCTTGATTTTGCCAGCAACTTCTCCAGCTTCTGAAGCCAATCCAAGAGCAGTATAAATAACCCCAATGGTGGGGTTCTGAGGATACTTTGCAGTTTTACACGCCCTAAATTGATAATTAGAAAAATCCATTTCATTCTCCATTTAGAATCACCTTCTCAATCCCTTTTCTTTGCTTATCAGTCAAGTCAATTGAACCAAGACCATTCCATTTACTATCTTCATAAGTATACCATGCGCCTTTTCTTTCAATCACATTCATCTCAACGGCAATGTCAATGAGTTCCCGATTAATATCAATTTTACCTTCCTGGGGGAGAACATAATAGTAACCAGTAGTGCCAATACTTGGAAGCTGTTTTGTTTTCTCAATTGTCCAAGTAGCACGTTGGCTGGTAATAAGATTAGTCTCGTCCCTCTCCATCTCACTCTTTGACATTGATAAGAAAAGTTTAACAATATTATGCATATTATGATGAACAGTATTCCCCATCTTTGCTTTTGTAACTGCAAACATTCCGCTAAGATCAACCGTTTGATGAGCTACAAAGAGCATTATATTTCTTTCCTTGTGCAAATAATTGACTAGCTTTTGCAATAGGAATCCTTGCGATCTTGACTGCAAGCCCATTGCCTTGCCGCCCTCCGGCTTGTCATAGAATTCTTCTTTAATAATGTTAGACAAGCTATCGAAGAGAAAGATGTGCTTCTCCTCTTGATGGTTGAGATATTGATGAATATTTTTCAATATCTCTTCAACAATTGTAGATTGAATAACAACAATGTCATCAACATCAATACCACATTTAATTGCATACTCATCATTATAAGACGATTCTGAATCAATAATAACTGGTCGATATCCCATGCGCTGAGCTTCGGCAAGAATTCTAAAGCACATTGTGGTTTTACCAACAGATGGAGTACCCCAGAATAAATGAGTTGCTCCTGTATTTAATCCCCCACCAAGCGCCCGGTTTAATCCAATGCTAGGTGTTGGAATAATCTGATGCACCGGCATCAGATCTCCTTTTCTTTTATCTACTATTAACATATTTCTCCTTTATTGTAATGATCTGTTTAGTATTCTTGATTTAATAATTGTTGTTGAGATAGCATCTGTATACGGGATAAACATCACACCAATATTATGCTCGTCAAGCCATTCTTGAGTGAATCCCATTTGTTTGTAATAATCTTTAGTTTGCCAGTCGGAACCAACAATTACAAGATTAGCTTTCGCCTCTATAATAGCAGGTCGAGAATCAGCACCGCCCGAATTTACAATTACTTTATCCACCCATTTACAAGAAGAAACAACTTCCATTCTTTCAGCTAGACTGCAAATTGGAGGTTCTTTGTATTGAGAGCAGAATTCATCTGTATTAACCGAAACGACTAAATAGCCATTATCGCCAACTGCTTTTTTGCATCTCTCCAACAATCTTGAATGACCAAAATGAAATAAATCAAATGTACCACCTGTATACACAACCATCTTATCTCCAGTGAACTTATCTCCAGTGAAATGACCGGAATGAAATAGATCAAATGTGCCACCTGTAGAGACAATCATTTTGCCCCCAACGAGGCGCTAACAAAATTCCATTTATTAGCGTTGTAAAAAGTAAATCTCTCAACACCGTTAGCATCAGCTAATGCATCTGAATATTCAAACATAACTTGATCAAACGCTCTAAATTCAAACTGATTAGTGTCATTGACTAAAACTGTTGGGAAAATTGGAATACTAACTGTCTTGCAATTAAGACCAGCCCAAGCTAACACATTCCTAGAATCCAAGTGTTTTACTCCTGTTCTAAAGTCCATAACATCCCTTCTCCACACATTCATACTTGCTAATGTTGCAGCAATTAAAAATGATTTGTCATTAAGTTTAGTTATTAACTCAGACATTGCGCCAGAAAATGCAGGTATTACTTCACCAGAATATGGTGCAAATTGCATTATACGATCTGTTCCATCAAGCATTGATAAAATAGTATCCAAAGCCCCAGGTAGGATAACATCATCATCTCCAATAACCCATACATATTCTCCATCACCGGCTGTGATTCCATATAAACAATTCCCATCGCAGCCAATATTTTGCTTTCTAATTGAATATTCAGATATATATTTTTCATATTTATAAACTATATTTTTTGCAAATCCGTCTTGATCATTGTCAGAAACAATAATCTCAACATGGTCATTATATTGTGATGTAATGCTGTTTAAGCAAGCATCAAGTGATTCTCTTCTATATGTCGGAATGTATATAGTTAACTTCATTTTGTAGCTCTTTTATTTGTTTTCTAGTGATGTAATCTTCCATAGTAATTAGTTTATCAGCGGAATCAAGCTTGAAAGAGTCAAGTCGATTAAGAGTTTCCTTATCTTCAATCCTTGATAGTCTTGCTGCATACCATTCACCCTCTTTGAGAAGATTTTTTACTTTCTTATACACTGCAGAGAATATAACTACTTTAAAGAATTGCTTCCCATCCCAGCAGTAAACGCTTGCCATTTCTTTACCTGTTGATGTTTTAAAACTTCTAATGTTGAAGACATACATCATTGTCTTTGGATCACTTATAAATCCAATATCATGCTTGTAAACCCATGAGTATTTATGATCTGTTCCTAATTTCTTCATCATCATAATGTTGTAGAGCTTTGAATCTTGCGCTTGATAAACATCGCAATATGCATGAAGCGTTCTATCACCAATGAGCGCATAAACGTAATCACGTTGTGCCAATTCAGTATTTCTCTCACCAAAAACGGTACAAGAGCCGGAGTGATCTTCAAACTCTACACGCAAATAATTCTGTGCTTTCTTTGTGGATCTAACTACGGCTTTAATGAGAGTTAGACTCGATGCTGTCTCATGAAAATCGGCAGCATTTTCTACAAATTCATCTATTTCTGTCTTGAATTCACTTGCTTTAATTGGGAAACCAAGAATTGGTAGATAGTACCTTGGATGGTCAAACTGAGAAATATGACCGATTGACTCAAATGCACCAACTTTGTCTAAGTTCTCCCTCAACGGAGCCTTAACTGCACTCTTAGAGCACTTATTATTGAATTCTTCAAAAGAATTAAATGGTCTCTTCCCAAATATTTCATTTATTGCACTTGCACCACAACCGGTAACATTGGTAAGACCAAATCTAATACCTTCATCCTCACCAGGAAGCGACATCGAGAAGAACTCTTGCGACTTATTGATATCTGGTGGATAGATTTTAAGCCCTAACCTCTGAGCTTCCATTAGATAGGCTGTAATCTTGTCTGTTGCAGACTCGTTATACAGCAGAGCCCACATAAACTCAAGTGGATAATTAACTTTTAACCACATTGTTTGATAAGACATAAGTGAGTAAGCAACAGCGTGGGATTTATTAAACATATACAACGCTGAAAGTTCAAATTCTGACCAAATCTTTTCGGATTGCGCCTCAGTAAGATATTTATTATTAATAAACTTGTCTTTAAACTTATCAAATTCGGCAACATCACGCTTTTTACCGATAATCTTGCGCAAAGAGTCAGCTTCAGACCATGTGAAATCAGCCAACAGCACCGCCATTTGCATCAATTGCTCTTGGAAAATAACTGTGCCATATGTCTCTTCTAAGATCGACTGAACCACCTCATGGGCATACTTTGGATTTGATTCACCCTTTTTGCAGTCAATATATCTCTGTCCTTGTGACAACAAAGCTCCCGGTCTTACTAGAGCGTTTGATACCACAAGATCGTTAAAGTTATCAATACCCATTCTTTCAATAAGATTGCGGTATGCTGCAGCGTCTGTTTGGAAGATGCCCACTGTGTTGATATTATTAAAGTTCTCGTACACCTTGTGGTCATCCAACCCCAGTGAAAGAGCCTCCACATCCTTGCCATAGCGCTTTCTAATCATTTCTAAAGCGTCTTTAATGACAGATACGGTCTTGAGACCCAAAACGTCTATTTTTATAAGCCCAACGGCTTCTGCATCCTCCATTGCAAACGCTGTAACTGCGCTTCTTTCTCCACCCTGTGAGTCCTTTCTGGATTCCACCGGACAGACTTCTGTTAGCGGAACCGAAGATACGACCATTCCTGCAGCATGTACCCCTGCGGTTCGTACACGCTCTTGTAGGCGTTCTGCCAATATCGGCACATCGGGGTATTTGCGAACAAATATCTTGCCCTTTTCTGTACTCTTTAATTCATCAATTGTTTCAAAGTATGGAGTGATATTATTGATCTCTGCATATGGTACCTGCAAAATTCGGGCAACATCTTTCACCGCACTCTTTGGCTTAAATGTACCATAAATCGAAATCGCCGCTACTTTATCTTCACCCCAGCGTGTGGCAAGATAATTTTTCACTTCATCTCTGCGTTTATCTTCAAAGTCCAGGTCAATGTCGGGATAGTCGTTTCTTTCGGGATTGATAAACCGTGAAAACAACAGCTTGTATTGAAGCGGGTCCACCTTTGTAATATCAAGCAGATACGCCAGCAAACTTCCACCCACAGAGCCTCGCCCGGTGCCTCGCCCGATGCCATTTGTATCCGCCCATTTTACCAAGTCCCATACAATCAAGAAATAATCCGCAAAGCCGAGCTGTTGAATAATTGCCAATTCTTCATACAGACGAGCCTTATATTCATCTCCAAGATTCAATTCCTTGAGCCGAAATTCCGCCATCTCTTTCAGATAATCATCAGAGTTGAGCGACTTCATATACTTGGGCAACAGATTCTTTCTCTTCTCCAGTTTTGCCGTACACTTTTCCGCTACTTCAACGGTATTTTCCAGAATATCTGTTCTGTCATAACCGGCATCTTTAAACCACGATGCCACTTCTGTTGCATCTGCCAAGTATGGATTGATTTCATCAAAGCGCAATGACCTGTTAGGATACATATTGTTGATTTTCGCCACCATGTCAAGGCTGGGATTATGTAAACAGTCGGCATGTTCTTTGGCGTGTCTTTGGTCTGCTGCCCCAAGGCTTGGGTATTGGGAGATCATTAGAAGTATTTCTTCACACCCCTTATCTTTACGAGAAGGGAAGTGGCAATCTGCTGTTGCTACTACCTTGCGCCCATATGTTTGGGCAAGGCTTATAAGACCATCATTTAATTCCTTTGGGTTCCAAGCTTGAACCTCATAATAGAAATCATCTTTAAAGATCTTAATAAAGCGTTCTGATAATTCTTGGGCTCTATTTGTATCACCCGCCATTATTGATTTAGATATCGCACTAGCCATACAACCGGAAAGTGCGATGACATCATTATCAACTAATTGCTCAAGAAGGTCAAAGTCTATTCTTGGTTTATAATAAAAGTTTTTGACCCAAGCCTTTTCATTAATCTTAAAAAGCTTCTTCAAGCCCTCATTGTTTTTAGCAAGAAGAATTAAATGGAATCTTTCGCTGGTGTCTTCTGAGTCTTGCGGCACCGATGGAACAAAGTATGCCTCAATGCCAAATAATGGCTTGACATTGTGCTTACTGCAGGAATCTTGAAACTTTAAAACACCGCCCATTGTGCCGTGATCAGTTATAGCTGCTGCAATTTGACCATTTATGCTTGTTATCTTGGCGATCTCATCTGGCGTTGACATCCCATCAAGCAATGAGTATTCAGAATGGCAGTGAAGGTGGACAAAATCTGTCACTTTTACTCCTGTGTTGGTAGCGGCTCAATATCGTATAAGGTGTCTATTGTATCGTATTTCCCCCAGAATTCCTGGTTATACCACTGTTTTCTGAGATAACATTTAATCCCTGCTGACTGAAGCACTGCTATTTCTGCCGGATTATCTTCTACGACAAAAATTGGATTAATATTTTTTATAATGTTAATTTTCTCTTCAAAATTAGAGAAAAGTGGAACTTGCGAATTGATATTCCATTTTTCCAACCAAGGTAAAGTTTGCTCAACTGCATTCACTTGTTTTCTTGCTGTAACAATATAAATATTGTACCCAATACTAAACCAGTGATTTACTTGATACCAAGCATCTTCATATGGTTTCATATTTGCCCAAAACAATGGATCATTAAATATCTCCAATGCTTTTTTATCATTAGTATTAGATATCAACCATTTGCCATATTCCATTTCTTCAATTGGCACACCACGACTATTAAGCAACTGATACATTGAGGCATCAATATTTGCTATTACACCGTCTAAATCTAATACAATAGATTCATTTATTTTTTTCATTTTACCTCTTTTGCTGGGGAGGATGGATTTGCACCACCATCTCTAATTTATGGATAACTAGCGCTTTGCTTAAGCTACCCCCCACTTATTCTTACCAATTATCTTTTAGTTCACCGGTAGTTAAGAACACTTGTTGCTTTTCATATGGCAACTTCATATACACATTGTCCAATTGATGCATTGGCAAATCTGTAATCGCCTTTGGCTCTGGAGATACATCCAGCGGGATAAGTGAGTAGTTTGTATCGGCAGCAGTAGAACCTGTGCGTGAATACTTGTAATACCTATCGGTAACAGTGCTAAATTCCTTGGCATACTCGATAAGTGTTAAACCAACATGACGCTGATTAAAAGTTGTATCGAGCACCCTTGGCTCCCAAACACCTGGCTCTGTCTCAACTGCAATATTGATCAACAGATGCGGCTTTGGTCTCCAAGCCTTATCAACCACAGCCTGCTCACTAGCCCAGCATCTGTAATTGAATTCTTGTAACGAAGATGTTGAAGCGACTCTCCACTTCCAATTGATTGGTGAAGTCACTACCGGAACAGTAATTCCTGTACCAGTATCTTCTGAATAGTTTTTTGAGTCTTCCGTCAGCTCTTGTCTGAATCTGATACGGAATGACTGCCCTGCTTGAACAGTGAAGAACCGTTTTGGACCGTTCTTTCCACCTGTTGGTGTTACTGCCTTTTCAAGGTCTTTTAATGTTTTAACTGATGTAAATGTCATATTTTCTCCTATATAATTTGATTTTTGTTGTTTATTGCTTGCTGTATTTCATTACTACTCATTTCACCTGGATCTTTCAATCCAGAAGGAATGCTTGCGAACGAGAGATTTTTCCCTCGACACATCTCTATAATACCACGCCGCATTGCGATTCCAGCGTCATCGTTATCAGAAAATATAATTATATTATCAAAGAACTTTCTGATCATCTTGACTTGTTTTTCTGAAATAGCAGCGCCGAGCGTAGCAATAACATTTGGAAAACCAGCTTGATGTACAAACATACAATCCACACTACCTTCAACAATTATACATGTTGGGTGTTGTTTTGCATTTTGTACATTAAACAAATTATCCGCTCTTTTAAATCCTTTATTATACAAATATCTTGGTTCCTGATGTGATTCAATAGCTCTACCTATAAAGCCTGTCAATTTATAATTTTGGGCTCTGACTGGTATCACAACTCTATTCTTCTCATTTGAGAAACCAACTTCAAAATACTGAAGTGTTTGCAATGACAATCCACGCTCAACAAGTGTTGATATTTTTGCAACATCTTCTTGATTATCATAGTTAATTAAAATATTATCAAGCACAAGCTCGTCAACATTTTCTTTTACATATTTGTAGCTATTCAATTGTTTTTCAATAGACACCTTGTCTAATGCAAAATCTTTGCCATACGACTTACCTGTAAGATGAAAGTATAATTGTCTAAAATTACCCTTCTTCCCACATGAAGGATTAAAGCATTGCCACAATCCTGTCTTGGTATTTATATACATAGCCGCACTATGAACATTTTTGTGGAAAGGGCAAAATACGTTTAACTCTTGACCATTAACAGCCTGAACAGGAACTGAGTATTTGGCAAATAGATCGTATATCTCTTCCTCTAATTGTTTAGACGTAAATTTTGAATTTGTAGACATCACGCTTCGCATCATAATCCGTCATTAAACTAGTCTTTCCAAACTTCCCTTTTTTCTTTTTTGCCTCATCTTCCATCCAAGGTCTCAATCTAGACAGTGTTTCAATGTCTACGACCTCGCCGGAAACGATAACTTTGTTTATTTTTTTACTCATTAAATATCCCACTCCTCTGACCATTTACCTGTTTCTAAATTCCATCTAAGATAGAAGCCGAAGTGTGAAGCTCGCCTTACTTTCCTAGACACCACTTGAAATAAGTCTGACGACATCTCTCGATGTATAGCCAGCACCAAATCAGCATCATATGCCAATTGCTTACTCCAAGCGACTTCCTCAAGCTCCGGTGGTCTTTCCGAATGACCATCAGCCATTGTTACTGCTGCAACATCTATTATAGGAACACCATTCTTAACAGCTATTCTTTTAAAAGCTTTAGAAAGATTCTTAGCCTTTTCTGTTTCTGTTTTAGAACCTGATGCATCATCAAATAAGCCATGATAATCAAGAATCACAATGTCTGGATGATATTGGTCAATCTTTGCCTGCACCATGTTTTGATCTGCAGTTTCAAGACCTTCTGATGTAACAAGATGTATAGCATGTTTACCGGTGAAAGTTACCTCAGCCCATTTTTCATAAGTTTCAAGAATTTCTGGATTTGCTTTAACCAAGTCGGTGTTGGTAAAATGCCCTTCACCGTTATTAAGCAACGTATCAAGTCTTTGCCCTTCTTGCTGCTTATTCATTTCTAGTGAAATGATGAGCGGTCTATAACCAGCCTTCCAAGCATTAACTGCAAACAATCTTGCAATAAATGATTTACCAACACCTGTCCAGCCAAGAAGGACAATAAAATCCCCCGGTTGCCATCCGCCAAATACTTTATCAATTACATTAATACCTGACGGTATGCCTTGTATATCTTTTTTATTTTTGGACCTCTCTTTGAGATCGTCAGCACGATCTTTCCACTCACCAACTAAATCGGTATCTTTTAAATTACTAGAGAACTTATAAAGCTTAGAAGTCTCCTCCATCAAAAATGACAGCGCCTGTCTAGCACCAGCGTCACCAATTAAAGTGTGAGCCTTAGATACAATACTTCTTGTTTGATAAGCAAGCGATTCTTTCTTTGCTTCATCAATGTAATAAGCAATCGGTTCCGGTGTAGAAATAAATTCAAAGTCCGGATGGTGTTGCTTCACAGTCTCTTTTGATGGAACTCTCTTGTGGTCCTCGTAATGATTTACAACAAAATTCCATATGTCTCTATGCTCTAAGAATACATTCTCAACACCGCCATTTACAGCAGATACATAGTCTTTAGAGTCAATGATTGCGTTAAGCAACCTAACCTCATAGTTCATTAAGATTCCAATCTTTTTTTAGTTTCCTGTACAATGTCTTTAAATTTGTCTTGTGACTTTTTCTCGAATTCAACCCTTTCCACGAATGCTCTAGATTCTACAGCAAAATCAAACACCAAGAATGGACCTGGGCGTGATTTTACAAAATATTCTATTGCACCTTCTAAATTTTCTTTCTTATAAAAAGAAGCTAATGCGTCAGCTACCTGTTCCTGCCTAGGGGAATCTGGTATAAAAAGTTTATGATACTTTTTGCAAGAGTCTTTGAAGAACTCGATCAGTTCGTTTCCAGTTGGTATCATCTGCCTTATTCACCTGCTTCCATGTTTCTTGCATAACATCATATTCAGAAAGACCCCCATTTACGCCATAAAAAGATTCTGTCTCCCACATATGGAGTATACATTCTTTTCTAACTGTGCAAGATTGACAAACCGATTTAGCATATTCAACCTCGTCACGCTTATATGAGAACCAATACTTGCTGTTTTTATCAATTAGACACAGCGCTTTCTTTCTCCAGCTTGATATCACTTTTCCGCATCCAACTCTTGAAGTTTGGATTCAATCTGGGAATCAACTACATCCCATAACTTCTTCCATGCACTTTCATCTTCAATACCGCTACAAACAACCCTTGCACCGGCATCTAGTCTTAATGATTCATAATTGCCAAGATTTTTTGTAATCCCAACAGATGCCCAAATTTCGACTTGACCTTCATTAATTTTATTTACTTGTGCCATAATCAGCTCCTTTTTAGTTTGATTTTTTGTGACATTCTTATAACTTTAGCACTTACTGGTTTGCTTGTAGATGGTCGCCCAGGTGTTCTTCCGTTAAAGAATTCCACCATGTCGTACACATCTTGCTTCTCATAATAGCGCCAATTTTTATAACCTTCGCAATTTTCGCTAAATTTTTTTCCACTTGGAATCAAATTGCGTTTCTCATATTTCCTTATAGTGTCTGGTCGTTTCTCAACTATCTTTGCGACCTCTCCTATTGTGTAGATTCTGTGCAAAATTAATTCTGAATTTTGATGAGGAAAAATAACTTCTTTTTTACTTCCAAGATCTACAGCATAGATCTGATTCATATTCTTTACAATTTTTTTAATTTTTACAATTGTGTCAGAATACTTGTAAAATTTATTCTTAATTATTTTGTCCTGAAGCGACATATCTTTCCTTTATTGGTTTAAAATTAAATTCTGTTAGAATCCTATTTAATTCACCAACCTCAACATCGACACCTCGTGCACAAATAATGCATGTTAAATCTATCCAAGATCTTTTCATTGCATAATATTGAACACCGGTCATCATTTTGCCAGCACAATGTGTGCAAAGCAATTCATTATTTTTATAATAACTTTTTATCTCTGGAATATGGATACTTTTCATTAATCTAACCAGCAGTTATATTCTGCTGTTACTATACCTTTCTCGGGATGTACGAATATTAATGATTGCGATGGTCTTCCAGCAGCAGCTAATGTTTCGGCAGCATATGTATTAACAGATTCCGGACTGCCTGCTATTCTTAACTGAACTGTATTGAAGGTCATCTTTGTCGGAGTATGGAAGTGACCGATAAAGATATCATCAAAATCTTCTCCTATAGCTCCAATCTTCCATCCATAAGCTTTCTTTTGGAAAGCATAGAAGGATGAAAGACTTCCAAACTGGTCTCCATGACAAAGCATTGCTTTGTATTGACCAATTTTATCCACAGCATACCAATGGCGTTCACCTCTGCCATCTGGGATAACAAACTTGACTCTTGGTTCTTTTTCAAACATTAGCTGAGTTATACGATAAAGCATTCTATCACCATTGGTTTCTGGATCATGATCTCTTCTTGCCCTGCCACCTATGGAGCCATGATTACCAATAACACCAACAAAAGTTACTTTTTCAAAGTTCTCAAGCATCATGTTAATAAAATTTTTCATAATTCTTGGACCATCAACAGTAATTTGACGATACAATCCGCCATCTACCAAGAAAGACTGACCGGGGAAAATAAGCTCACCCTCAATTATGTCACCAAGAGCCCATATTCTAACCTCCCTTACTGGATGGTCTTTTCTTTGTATGTTAGTTAAATTAATAACCTTCTCTGCGTATTTATAAATTCTCTCTTCGCATACACTTGAGTTATAGTCGGGAGTCACTTTTGATAACTGCCAGTCTGACAGTATAGCAACTGCGACCTCTTCTGCACCTTTTCTTCTATCCACCTTTGGCTTAGGGACAGGCTTGCTTTTTGTTGATGCGATGTCTTCCCTAACTGCTTGATATACAGCAGAAACTAAATCATCACTTTTACTCTTTAACTTATTGTATTCTTGCAACAATCTAGTGTAGGCGACTTTTACCTCCGCCTCTGATTCTGGCTTTTTGCCAGATACTGGATCTACCGGCACTTCAAATAATCCTTTCTCTCTTCGGAACTTACAAAGACCACCAATGTCAATTGACTTTCGGCAATCTTTATCAGCGTATTTATGATTGGCAGATTTGGGCTCAAATTCTTGATTGCAGCCCTTAGCTTCGCAAATTTTCATAAGGTCAATTATACACTATTTTCTGGCGACTCCGGATTAGCCGAAACATTCTTTGGATTTATTTTAGACTTCTCTCTTTTTTCATCATTTTTACGACGCATCGTTTGCCTCATTTTTGCTCTATGTTGCTCAGATGGCTTTCTTCCCTCTCTATGAATAGCGCTGTGTTCAGAAACTGTACACAGATATAAATTTTCCACACGATTATCAGTTTTAATTTCATTTATATGATGAACTGTCTCCCACGGCTCAAGATATCTACTTAAATATGTTTCAAACACAAGACGATGCTCATACACATAGCCTTTAATATTATACTTGTGTTCTGGATTTAATATCCTAACATACCCTTTATCATCTATATATTTTCCACCACCATAGTTAGGGTTGTTTTCACCATGAACAGTTTTAGCTGTCCATTCTATATCTTTTCTTCTTGAAGCTAAAAGAACATCATCAGACACTTGCACCAACATCTTCCACTATTAGCTGCAATCTTTCTGTAGCGCTGGGGTTAACTGAAATTGTGGGAGCATTTGTCAATCCCGATGTGCCGCCGACTCTTGCTACGGCAGCAGAGAATGAGTTTGCCGTTAATCCACCACCACTCTCTAAATACACAGAATATGTTCCTGCACCAACAGTTACAGTATCACTTGCCTTCATAGAAGATGTAACAGTGTTTGCATTTGCTGCTGTATTATAAAAGTCATAAGGTGGTATTGCAAAGTTCCATACCATCAGCGGAGCTGACGAGCCGTAGCCGGCAGACACCGCATTGTACACTTTAAGTTTAAGGATTGCATCTTCAGCTCCTTTGCCTTGCACAGTGAAGCCAGGAAATACACATGTGATTTTATAAAATCTATTTTGATCAATAGTAACTCTTTGGTCTGAACCACCACCTGGATTGGTCAGGGCTAAAATTTGAGTATCAGAACTACCAACATTAGCAACTACATTTCCAGAAGTTGTTTCAATAAATTCTAGAACACCTTGTGGCTTAGCATCATTGGCATCTCTAATTTGTTCCATGTTCATAGACATCTGCGCTAAGCGGTCTGAAGATATCGGCGTTCCGTCTGTCCATGAAACAAATATATAGTTCTCGTATGCCATTTATCTATTATACATCATTTTCGCTAAATATACGATGGGAATAGAATTTTACTGGAGAACATACTTGTACCAATTTACAGCTGCATATCTGACTCCATTTGTTACTGGCTCAACTCTATGCATATATGGAAATGCCGACGAGAAGATTATGCAATCCCCTTTTTTTGGCTTATATTTGATATCAAAATATCTAAAGCATATCTCCCCGCCATCATAATCATCATTAAAATATGCAGTAGCAGAAACAGTTCTTGGATGAGATGCAGAATCATCATTGTGATCTTTAAAAAAATCCCCAGCCTCATATCTTAAAAAGATAATATCATGATTTTTGGCAACCTTACTAACATTGTAATGCCTTGAAAATAATTGAATATTTTCCCAAACTGCATTTTCAACTTCAGCAGACAATTTTTTTATTGGATCATCATCATGACATTCAGAAAAACTACTCGTTGAAAAAAGTTTACACCTTCTATGGTCTAAATTTACTACTGAATGATAATCCCCACCGTCATTATGGACAACTCTTCCATATCCCAAAAATGGCTCACCATGTGTTTTAAAAATTTCGCACCACTCATTAACTTTTCCCATTGGCATCTGATATACGGAGATGCCAGGTGCAAGATGAATTGGATTTACCATTTTCCCAGAGGGCATGAAGCAACCTGCAATTTTGTTTTCATGGTCATTACACAACCACACTTTTTACATTGCTTAGTAAGATTAATCAATTCATCACAAGAGCTACATATTTCATATCTATATGATGAAACAGAATCTTCAGCATAATTTGATTGATTAAGCAAATGCCACGGTTTAGCATCCCCTACCTTTTCTTTAAACTCCTGCCAAGCACTTTTCATTGGGGTTGACTAAATTGGACCCCATCCCAAGTCCACCCAGGAACAACTTCTGGCTGATTTGTTACCTCAATAACTGTTGGCGAACTTAATAATCCTGCAGCCCACCCCTGTGACTTTTGCCCTTGTGATTCGTCATCAAATTGTAATTGCATAAAAGCATCTCCTTCTACAATAAAAATAAATCTTCTAATTGCCACGACAATCTCCTTTTTTAATAATTATAACACAACCATTTAACCAATACAGATATTATCCGCAATGCAAGTAAAACCTGGAGGACAGACGGGATCACAGACTGGTCCTGGTGGCGGTGGCTCTGCACCAACAACTACTGTACCTACTACAACGACTCCAACGACCACTGCTGGCGGTTCTGGCTCTGGAGCTGGTGGGGTGTCAGCACAGTTAGATATGCAATAATAATCGCCATTAATAACTGCGTAAAGCTGTGTGTTTGCTTGATCCCAATAAAATTCAAAGTACTCAGACCCATAAGAATATTGAACCCCATAACTTTTTATAATGGTTGAGCGCACAACTGCGTTGTTTGCTAATCCGTCTTTAAGGATCATTCCTAATTCAGTATTGATCATATAGCTGTCATAAGCATATTGAGCATTTGCATCATACGGACCTTCAATAAGAACTCCAGCCATGCCAGCGGAATTATACAGGGCGGTATTAAACTCACCAAGCTCCATCGCCCCAGCAAAACTACCGCCAGTTCTTAGATTATCACCATTGATTTCCCAGCCAGCAATTTGACCACTTGTAGCAAAAACAGTTCCAGTAAGGGATAGTGAATTACCATTATAGAATAAAATGTTGTTTTCAGCGCCAACTGAGAATGTGCCATTAGATGTCCAATAGTTTAAATTATTAATATAAAGACTGTCGGCTTGAATTGAACCCCTGATTGCAGTGCTATCAAACACAGCATCTCCAGACCAAGTGATTGCCCAGCCAGCAGTGCCATCAGCTGTTATAACACCATTAGCGGCAATTGTGCCATCAAAATTGCTACTTCTAATAATATTGTTTATAAGAGCAACATTTGCTGACAATTCATTTGCAGTAACAGACCCGGCTGCAATATGAACAGATTGAACAGAGTTTGGTAATAATCTAACCCCAGACGGACCAAGCACATCGTTTATTACTATATTAGATACTACTGTTTTTAAATTATCAAAATTTCTTTGTTGCCTTAATTGTCTAGCATTGGAACCTGTTTTGCCAACCGTAAAATCATAAATAGAATATTGTTCTGTATCTATAAGCGAGGATGAAACACCATCATGATCGTGACCACCTTCAAAAAAGACTATTGAGTTTTCTGATATAGCGCTGCTCGATCTTCTACGCATTAGATTACCTTTCTCAAAACAACAGATTGAGACAAGCTCTTATCATATGAAAACTCAGAACTTATCAGCCAATAGTCACCATTAATTATATCAAAAGAATCCATAGTTGATATTCTTATTCTATCACCTAATTGAAGTTTTGGAATTGTTAATATATTTAAATTAAGAATAGGAACGGGGTCACTCATTTTATTTATTATAAAATTAGCAAGCCGTGTAGCATGATCTAAATTGGTTATAAATTGATTTTCTATAATTATTTCCTTAAGACCATACCTTCTTATATTATCATCTAATGTAACTTTTTGCTCTTTAACATCACCTTTATTATCTGTTATTATCACTGGTATTCCTGCAATGGAAGTAAAATGCTTTTCCCCATTCAACGGATTTTCACCTTCTAGATAAATGATATCTCCAGCAACATTATTATTTGACGCTGCGATAATTAATACGGCACCATATGGGCTTGGATTGTATTTAACTAACTCCAACCTCGCCGGCTTTACGGTGGTTATATTTGTAATCAATGGCTGTTCAATCATATAAGCCGGTGATTTATCAAAGTTTAATCTATCATAAACCTTTACTTCTCTAACAATTGTATTTGTATTATGTGAAGCCGCAACTGTATCAAATTGTGCTCTTTCTAGTGAGAGAAAAGAATTGCTTGTTGTGTTACCATATTTAACAATTTCATTATCAATCATAATGTAACCAGTTTTTGGAAAAAATGGATCATTCGTTGAAGTAACATTCATGCTTAAATCAGAATTGCTCATTGAGCTTGTCAAACTTACAACAGCGAGGCTTGTTGGATCTTCAGCTCTCCACAGACCTTGTTTACTAATTATGTTATTTGTAACACCTTGTGTCTTTACTGTAACTTTATTTGTTTGTAATTGAACATTATAACTTGCATCAAGTATATTTGAAGAATCAGATAATGTATATTGAACATTTGCATGCTGAGCAATTGAGGACTCAAAAAATCTATTAAAATGCTCATATCTTGCCTTATTAAATTCATCAAAATAAAGTCTGCCAAAATCAGCCAAACTTATTTCATCTATCACTTGAGTTATAGATTGGTCATTGCCATATATAAAAGGCATAACTTGAATTGGTTGCATTTGCGTTTGAACATAACTATCTTTAACCATCTCATCATCAAATTTTATATTTGAAATTGCAAACTCATCTATATAAAAAGATCTAATTGTAATTGGAGCATTTTCTATAGCAAAGTCAATTTCTGTTTCTGCTGTAAAGGAAGCACCTCTGCCGCCAATAGTGATATCTTTATTAGAAAATGGAACAAGTGTTCCAGTTGTTGTAACAGTATTTTTTAAATCACCATTGATAAAATACTTAAGAGTATTATCTGAATATGTAGCTGTTATTAAACTAAAACTGTTATTTGATAGTGCAATATTTGATGATACTGTTTGCACACCATTTGAAGTAACCATTTTAAAACCATTAGATGAAGAGTTTGAATAAAATTCAAAACCATTAGATGGAGAGGAATTGTTAAAACAACTTATATATTCACCATTTGCAGAGAATGCACCATTGTGCATTTTTGCATAAATCTCAATAGTAAAATCTCCAGTATATGAAATACTATTAGAATTAAAAATATCAAATGATTGATGATAAGGAATTCTTATATAAGCATTTGATTCAAGCAATACAGATCGACTATCCAGATCAGAAACAATACCAGATTGTTCTGATATTTTAACGTTAGCTAATAAAATACCGTTATTTTGCCGACCGGATCTCTCTATGACATTTACATTAGCAGTTGGTGTCCAGCTATTAGCAGAGAATGTTAGATATGAATCTGAAGTTCTATTCCCATAACTATCATTAGCAACCATTGTATAACATTCATGACTGTATACCCAATCTAAATATGAATCGTATTCTTTCTTAAGAAAAATCTTAAAAGGCTCATTTTGTATTTTATGCTCTGCAAAAAACTCTATCCTTAGAGAATAGACTTTACCTGCTGTTAAATCATATAAATCAGAAGAAAAAGATTCTGGTGTATTGGTGCCAGAATCAACAAATCTCCATTCATCTATAATTTTTACATCATTTAAATAAACCCTGATCCCGCCTTTATTTATGCCGGCTATTAATCGTTGATTTCCAGTATTTGATGGTATATAGTAACCATCAAAAACACCATTGAAAAAACTATCAACAGTGCTTCCATCATTAGCAATAAATTGACCCGACACCCAATTCACAGCTTTGCTCTCCCCTGATTGATCTGATATCTCTTTTGATGCCGTTACTTTTGATGGAGCAACTGATGTCCTTATATCTAGTGCTTTTTCATATGTAGAAAGGTATTTATCTAAAACATCTAATCTAATATCACGTGCATTACCACCCTCCGGGACTGCATACAATCTAGCCCTAAGTGATGAAGAAGCTGTTCGAGCATTATTTGATCTATCTACATTTTTTTCATTAAAATTGAGATGCATAACTGAATTGTTTTTTAAATAAAACTTATCAGGATTAATTAAATAATCTATATCTTTTCTAGGAAAATTTGTCATTAATAGCAAGTGCTCTACAGCTTCCGCCACTGTTGTTTCTTGAAGCAAAAATCCTTTAGTTATCACTTTATCTTGACCAAACTTAGACCATCCAGTTAAATTTGCAGAAACAGTCATGCTGGAAGATGTAGCCTGCCATTCATCAATATAAAATGTTCCAAATGGAACATACTCAAATATATCGTATACGACAGATGCGCCAGTATTATGACTTCTTGCCTTTGTATCCCCGATACCTCTTGCTATTGCAGAAAAAGAATTACCAGAGCCCTTTCTTGCCAATACTTTTTCTTGATTGATATTTCCTGGATTGATGGTGATAACATAGTCATCTCCGGAACCCCCGGATGGGAAGTCATTAATATTAAAGACATTTATCGTGTTACTTACTGCTGTAATATTTGAAGATAATGATGTAATAATTTGATCACTATCGTATGACTCCCTCTCCCATCCTGCATACACAAAGCAGCGTAAATCTTTTTTCATATACTTTCCATATAGAGATGCTGAGTTAAACAAATTAAAATCTTTATTTGCGTTATCTAGTGTCAATGATGCAGTATTACTACCACCACCGGCAATTGGCAAACTTGTTTCGTGCACATCACGAACTTTAGAAACATTAAAATTTATAATGTAATCAGTTATATCAACCCTATACATTGGAGCAACTTCATTAACTCTTACATAATCATTTGGATTTTTTGTTGTATAAACTGTTAATAAAATTTTATTAATATTATCATTTGTAATTGATTCTAAATAATGATTAAAATAATATGAATCAATAGGAATCTCACCATCTTGATTGTAAACAATAGTATTTGTATTATGATATGCTTTTATATTGTAAGCACAAATTTGACCATTATATTCAGATGTTATAATTTTTATTAAATTTACTTTTCTTTCTTCAAACACATATGTCAGGACAACCGGAGATTGCAATTCGTAACCATTTAATGTTGCATGAGTATTTGCTGTACTCTTAACTGACGACTCATATCCAAACTCGTAATGCTCATCTTTTGTTGTTGGCATACAATGCCATTGACCATTAGCAGTAATAACATTTCCATTTGTATCTTTAGCATCGCAAACAGCCCATGTAAATGACTGCCTTTCTATTCCGTTAACAGATTCATTTGGTATAAAATAAAAATCTCTATTTCTTGATTTATTAAATAAAATTTCTTTATCCGATAAAGATCTGCCGGAAGCAAGTAGCCCAGCTGCATTATCTATTATATTTTGATTTGTTTTTGCAGAATTGGTGTAGTTGCTTGATGCTATTTCCGTATTGCCGGATTTATTAATATGACGACTATCTAGCCAGTCTATTAAAATGAGAGGTTTTACTCTTTGTGATATTGAAGATATAGCGTTATTGAAAGATGATGATATATCTACATCGTATCTACCTTTAGTAAGCATTTAAACCTCTTCTAGACTTATAGAGCAATCCCAAAAATACACCTCTTCAGATATATCCCTTCTCACCAGAGTCTCGCTATAATCTTTCACTAATACATTATAACTTGTTTCTGTAGGTGGAGTGTTGCCATTTTCATCTAAATTTATAACTTTTAAAACGTGGTATTGAGGCTTTCCAGCTATCTCTCTTATATAATCACGCCCTCTTTTACCATCCACAGTGTGAGTTTGCGTATTTGGAACATATGACCATGATAAATTAAAAGTCTTTCTTGCACCTCTCGATGTAGATTTATAATATCTAGATTTTCTATTATTCCAATTAACATTTTCTGTAAAGATCGGCTCCACAGAAACATCAAACTTCCTGTTGTGATTTGTTAATGGTTTATCATCTAATAACAAGAATGTCCTTATCCCGCCAATATCTAATGGAGAGCCTGAAGATATAGATGTATTAGAGAATTTAATTGCCTGGGCAGCAACGCTACCTAAATTATTTATAACTATTCTTATTGTGATTAATACTAAATCACCAGCAACAGTTAGATTTATATTTCCATTTAATGAAGCACTTATATTCTTTATAAGTTTTGATTGAGCTGAAACATTAGAAGTAGAGTTTATCAATACACTTGCAAATGCTTGTTTAATTATAGTTGCATTTGCATTTGAGGATGATGCAATAGATACTGTAGCATTTAATATTTCTTGTGCTGAGGCAGAAAGATTTGATGCTGAAGTAATCGACACCGCAGCAAAAGCGATTTTTTGAGCAGATACTGTCATTGATGAGGAATTTTCAATCAAAACAGCAGCTGGCTTTATTCCTGTTCCAAGCGTTAAGGTAACGCCATCAATCACTATAGAAGATTGAGCATATGCAATTTTTGTTGCAGTTATTGAAGCATTACTCTCAACACTTGTTGAGGATCGTATTTGCATTGTAAAATTAACTGATAGTGTAGCGTCACCTGACAGTGAAGCCTGTATTGTTGTTGCTTCATCAACAGTATAAAAATCTATTCCTTGCTTAAATGGTTCAGAAAATGAATAGAATCCAAGCTCCATACTATCTCTCCGTCAACGTTAAGGAAACATCATAATAAGCGCATTGAGTTGAATACTCTCTCCTTATTAAAGTTTCACTATAGGAGTCAATATAGCAATCATAGGAAGTTAAACCAGCGCTTGGCTCGAGTTCTATTCCCACCACGACTGCAGCGGAGCTATTTGCTATAGTGTTTAAAAAATCCCTTCCAACTCGACCATCAGCAGTTTGAGCCTGCAGGCTTGGCAGATATGACCAAGACAGACTAAACTGCTTTTTATTTCTTGAATAATATCTCCTTCTATGCCCAGATGCTAAATCAATATCATTAGCAGCAATTTGTTCGCTAACAGATATTTTTCTATTGTGCTCCGTTATCTCTGTTGAATTAATAGTCAATAGTTTCTGTATTGTCATTACATGCCTCTATTAAGACCATTGTAGGTTGTTATCACTCTATTTTCCAAACCGGCTGCTTTTTGATTTCTTGGAGCAACTTTCATATTATAATCTTTCATCATTGAATTAAACCATTCTGGCTCGCCAATAAAGTTATCAACATAAATATTAACATTTGATGTTGAAGATCCAACAGGAGCTTGTGTAGAATTATCGATTCTAACATTTGGCATTGAAATGCCTGGAATCGATGGCATTCTTGGGTATCTTGGCTTTGACAAGCGCAAATTGTTTAATGCATCAAGAGTGTCTGTTCCAATTCTCTGCGCAGCTTTGTGATTAATTATATATTCACCGCCATGCAGAATTGCCGGCACAGCCTGCTGTGCGAACCCTGCTGTCATCCCGCCGTATCCATATGCCATACCGCCCTTCATGTAAGAGCCATATGCCATACCGCCCTTCATGTAAGAGCCAATTTTTCCACCATTGTATTTAACTTGCGGCAGCTCAGGAATGACATCTCTAAAGCTATATGTCTTGCCAGCTACACCGCCCAGCCCTGGAACATACTTCAACCAATCTGGCATTGTAAATGAAAATCCAGTTACATTATTTACTCCTCTAATTATTGCATTTAATGCCCCTTTGAATAAATTAGGAATATTCCCTAATTTATCAGACACCCAATCAACTGCCCCACCAATACCTTCTCTTATAAAACCACCAATACTTGAGAATTTATCTTTAAACCAATTAAATGTATTGCTAACCGCATCTTTCAGACCATTCCATGCACCCTTAACACCATCAACAGCAGCACCAATCTTATCTTTTATCCACTCCAACATTGTTTTAAGAATAGGGTAAACTGCATCCCACATTGCCTTTATCTTGTCCCAAACAAATTGAACTGCAGTTGTAATTCCATCCCATGCAAGCTTAATGCCATTCCATAACAGATCCCAGAGAGTATTCAGTACAGGCTGAATCCACGACCACATAACCTTTACGCCTTCCCACATAAACTGGACTGCATCTGTTATCTTATCCCAAGCAAACTTAATACCTGTCCATAGCCAATCCCATAATTGACTTAAAACAGGCTCAATCCAACCCCACATTTGCTTAAACAAATCCCAATAGAACTGCACAACCTCTACCAACTGATCCCACGCCCACTTAATACCATTCCACAACCACTCCCATAACTGAGACAGGACTGGCTCAACCCAACCCCACATCTCCTTGAAAAGATCCCAGTAGAATTGCAAGGTTTGTTTTAATGTATCCCAGGCATAATTAATACCATTCCATAACCATTCCCATAATTGTTCAAAAATTGGACCGACCAATCCCCAACCTGCAACAATAAGATCCCAGAATTTTTGTGATGCTGCAGCAATCATATCCCAGACCCATCCTATTGCATTCCAAATACCTGTTCCAACTGTCTTAAGGAAATCCCAAACTGTTTGTGCAGCAATCTTTATGCCATCCCAGAATTTTGTAGCGACAGATCCTATTACATCCCATACTGATCCAAGAACATCCAAAATACTACTACCCATTGTCTTTAGTAAATCCCAAACAAACCCTGCTGCTGTTGTTATACCATCCCAGAAAGCATTAACAATTGGTGAGATTAATCCCCAAACTTTTCCTAAACCGTCCCATATAGCACTTGCAACAATTTTTATAATTACAATTGCACTTTCAATTAATGAGTATATGCCTTTAAATACAGACTTAGCAACATTCCAAACAATCATAAAAATACGTCTTATCAATTCCAAAACAGCAAGAAATGGGGTTAACGCTAGACCGAGAAACCCAAATTCATCATACAGCGATTTAACTATATCTATTACTACTTTTATTATTGATATAACAGGTGTAAAAACAAATTTAACAACATTCCAAATTAATTCAAGCCCTGGCTTGAGTGTGTTATATATAAATGTTGCAATATTTTTAAATATATTAAATACTGTTTTAAATGCATTAAATATTGTTTTTGCAAATGCTTCCAGCAAGCTTGCAACTATAAAAATTCCAAGCATCAAGACTCTGAATAAGAAGTCCCTGATCCACTTCACAACAGGGTTTGTCCAGATTGCATTCAACACATTAAATATTGCTTTTGCTATACCAACTGCAACATTAACAACTGTGCCAATTGATTTATACAATCCCTCAAAAACAAATTTTATAATTTTAAGAAGACCAACTATTGCACCACCAATTACATCAAATATAAAACTACCTATGCTAGAAAATATTGGAAGTAAAAATGTAAATGTTTTAATAATAAATGTTGCAATAGTTATTATTGGCGTTTTTAATTTTTCCCAAAGAATTGTAATAGCTTCAGTTATTATAATAAATACACCAACAATAATTTTAATTATTGGTTCAAATATTACTTTTAATGTTGCAAATAATTCTACAATTATATTCGAAACATTTTCAAAATAACTTTTAATTAAATCAAAACTAGCTTTAAAGAAAGTTTTCCAATAATCTTTTAATGGATCAATAAGAGCTTTAATAATATCAATTAAAACAGATACCCTTCTACCAATTTGTTCTTTTAGCCAATCAAATGCAATTGTAAAACCAATTATAAAACCATTCCAAATTTCACCAATTTTTGGCAAAGCAACCCCAGTAAAGCCATCCCATAGTTTTGAAAATGCAATTTTAATTTCATCAAATGCTTTAACTCCAATATCTTTTAGGAAATTAAATGCAGCAACAAGACCATCCCGTATTTCCATAGCTATACCATTTACAATATCTCTTACGGATTTAAATCTAGCGTACAAGTATATTAATACACCAATCACTGTTCCTATTAATATTGGTAATCCACCAACTGCTGTTCCAATTGCGACAGCAGCAACTTTTATTCCAGTCCATATTGGTATTGCAGCACCAGCGCCAGCAACAACTCCAAGCGCCCCCAGGATGGCTGTTTTAACTGGACCAAGATAATCAGCTATGCCAACAATAATATCTTTAAATTTGCCAAAGAAGCTTTGTTTTGGATCCTGCTTTTCAGACTGCGCAGGCTCTGCCGCCTTTTCTCTCAACTCAGCCATTCTTTCAACATAATCTTTATATTTTGAGTAATCTACGTCAGTTGGTCCTAACTCTGATGGAGTAAAACCGGGCGAAGCTTTTGGCGCTTCTCCACCGCCAGATCCGTCTTTGGATCGAACTGTTTCAATTGTTATAATTTTTGCCTTTAATTCTTCTGCTGTTGGGAAAAGGTTGGCAAAATAATCCTTAAGAGCCTCTGAATCGAGATCTTTAAACATGTCACCAAATATTGTACTTAAATCTGCTACGGGTATTTCAGAGAACAATTTCTTAAAATCATCATACAAAGTTCCCTTGAGGCTAACAAGTTTTCTTTTCATTTCATTAACCATTTCAACCATTGCAACACCAGCAGACTTAACCCACAAATTAGCCGGGACGGTATTATTTAATTCATTCTTAACTTTTGTTGAGAATGGCGTAACAAATTGTGAAACAATACCTGAATCAAATGCTTGTCTAAACGCACCCGGCATTCCCTTAGCAAGGAAATAAGCAGCTCCAAGTATTGATTCTGAACTTGCACTAGTTACTCCAATACCGAAAGTTCTCTTTGCTTCTTGAACCATTTTATCCATTGATGTACTAAACATTCCAATAGATGGATCTGTTGATTCTCTTATTGCATTTGGAAGACTTTCCATAGCTTTCATGAAAGTTGAAGAGAGATCGTCAGAAAATACCGATGCAGCGTTTTGTAAATTGCCAAACATTTGCACAAACTCTTGTTCATTACTAAATCCACGAACCTTTATGTCTTCAATTCTTTGATCAAAGTCTTTAAACATCTTGTCATATTCTTTGATCAATTGCTCTTTTTGTTTATTAATTACTTTGACAGCATCCTCTCTATTTTGAGCCTGGAGAGTCTTAACTCTATCTAGATCAAAGTCTTTAATCTCCTTATCTTTCTCCACACTACTCTTTCTAAATGTAAGGTCTAATGACCTTACATCTTCAGCCCTTCCCTCATACGCAGCGACTTTTCTTTCACGCAAATAATTTTCTCTATCAAGAGCACGCTCTCGTATCATCTCACGACGCTTTTCTTCGTATTCAACAGTCGCAGTAAGCCTTTCTTCTGCTTCACCAAGAGCTTCAATAGCTTCTATTTGATTATCAAATGCCTCTAGCGCTTTATCTTTCTGTTCATTTAAACCATCTTTTAATTTCTCTACAAATTTATCAATTTCAGAATCAGCTTTTCCAAAAAACTTATCTGTAAATTCTGATTTGAGATCTGTTAGACCTTTCTTAATGCCCTTTGCAATTTCTTGCCCGAGCGATTCTCCACCAGCTCTTGCATCATCGGCAGACCTTATAATTTTATTCTTAACATCTTTTGGCATGTCTTTTGCAATTCTTGAAGCAAGAGCAGTGTTTATACCGACACCCATCAAATCACCATATTTTTCACCAACTAAAGTTTTAAGAGTCTCCATACCACGAGCAGCTTTTTTTGCACCACTAGTAATTCCATTTGCAATTGCCTTCCCAGCCCCTAAGCCACCACTCTTAGCGCTTTCCTCAAATTCCTTTAATTTGATATCAAGAAGTCCGATGCCAACACCACCAGCAACAATTGCTGCACCACCAAGGGCAATGCCAATTTGACCAGATATTCCACCAATAACTGTTATAATTGATCCTAGAAGCAGCATTACTTCTTTTGCAAAATTCATAATTTTTCTAAATGCTGTGATAGTTGCAGCAACAATGGCATCAATTATCTTAGCCAATGTTGGTGCAAACATTTCTAGTGCAGATGCTATTAAGCTTATAAATTTACCAATAAATGCAACTGCTTCATAAAGCATTGAGTATAAGAAGCCTTTAAAATTCTTTGCCGCCTCTCCGCTTCGACCACCAAATGCGGCACTTATCGCTCTTCCAAGAAGTATAAATCTATTAACAATTCTTGTTATAATTGGAACAACAGCACTCTTCATATATTTAAGACCAGGACCGGCAGCGAATCTTTGGAATGCTTCAGCAGCAGCCCTTACACCTTTAGATATCAACCAAATTACACCTGCGGTTCTTTTAACCGAATCGCCTTGAGCCCCAATACCGCCAAATGAAGCAATAAGATTTTCCAAAGGAGCAGCAAGTATATATATCGCATCTTTTATTGCCACCCAAGCAGCTTTAAAATTGTCCATAGCTGGCGACAGACCTGAGATGCCTCTTTTAACTTTTGATATAATCGAAAACACCAGTATCAATATTGGCGCAATCATTAGCATTGCTGCATTTAGCTTAATAGCTAGAGCAGCGAAACTTAATGCAGTCCTTAAAACCGTCTGATATAATTGCTGAAATCCACCAATGAGAGCGCTAAATTTCATTGTTGTAATGAATTTAACTGCACCAATTGTCAGCACTTTAAAACCCTTGATCAAGGGCAACATTCCGGTAAATAATAAGAAACCCCAAGCCTTTAATATTTTACTCTTTTGAAGCGAAGCAAAGAATCTTGTCAATTCAGCATTTGTTGTTGTGGCAATTGTTCTCCCAAGAGCCAAGAACGATCCTGCTAATTTCTTTATAGCTTTATCCGTAATAGCTGCAGCTTTACCAACAACTGCAATTGCTTTTGCCCCAATCATTGCAGAAATGGATGCAAGCCTTGAGCTTGATGATGCACTGCTGATTGCGGTTGTATACATATTGATAAATGCAGCACTCATCTTCCAGAACTCTGATGCAGACTTGCCAACTATTCCAAACATCCCCTGCAGTGCAGCTTTACCAATTTGTGCACCACGAACCAACCCGCTCCCCATCAATCCACCAAGACCGGACAAAGATTTCCTCAACAACCCAGCCTTTGCGGCAGTAGCAGCAGTAGCACCACTTGCCGCTGCGGCAGCATCATCAACCGTGCCTGCACCAGTAGCGCCAGCTTTTCTTGCTAAAATTCTTGCCTTAGCTTCATCAGCTCTCTTAGTATGACCAGACAATACCTTCTTTTTTTCATCGTCAGTTAAATCAGAAAATCTCTTCTTTACATCTTTAAATTTTGCATTGGGCATTGCTGTTATTGGACCAGCAAAATAGTTTGGTCCCTGAAAGAAGTTTGGTCCCTTAAAAAAGTTTGCAAGGGACCGATCGAATTCAATAATAACTTCATCAAGTTTTTCAACAACTGCTGAGCTCGTCACAGCGGCAACGGATGCGGCTGGCGCAGCAGCAGTTGGTATTCTTGGAGCTCTTGGGGCTCCAGTTGGTGCGGCACCAGCTGCTGCTGCGGCAGCTGCTGGCTTTGCTTTCTTTGAAGATGCTGCCTCGGCGGTCTTTGTCTCAGCAAGTCGCTTATTAACCTCAGTAAGCCTTGCTTCAGATGAAGCAAGCTTAGCACTTAATGCATTTCTCTTCTCTACCAACGCTGTATGTTCAGCAATAATTCTTGCATTCGTCTTAAGCCCCTTGGACGCTGGATCCATAGCATCAATGAGGGCTTTCTTCTTTGTTATCTCCTCATCAAGAACAGAGATATCCAAAGGTGCTTTCTTAATAGCACTTTGCAATCTCCCTTTCTCCCTTACAAGCTCAGCACGCCCCATATCCTCGACTTTCATCCCTTTTGTCGATGGTGCACGAACTTTATCTTTTACAGCTTTAGTAGCATCATCTATTGCGCCAGTTGTAGCATCGCTAACTGTTTTAACAGCTTCGTCTAGTTTTTCTCCAACAGCTTCGACAGCCTCAGATGCTGTTTCCTTTGCAGCCTCAGCAGCATCACCAACCGCCTCCTTAACCGCCGAACCGACGCTAGCTTTTGTTTTTGGCAATAATTTGTCTAGCTCTTCTTTTCCACCTGCGAGAGCCTTATCATAAAGACTGCCGGCTGCCTCAAGATCTGGCGCTCTGCCTTCCTTAACAAGCCTCTCTAGAGCCCTTTTTCTTCTTCTAGCAGCATTCTTTTCTCCTCTCGATATCGGCTCACCTCTAGCCTCAGCAGCAGCCGCAGCACCAGCAGACCCACTCTCTACCGCCCTAGCGCTCCTCTTTTCTCTCTTTGCGGTCAATTCATCTAAATACCCTGGGATCATTGCTTCCGTATATGTACCAGCCCTAATAGCTTCACCAATAGAACTTGTTGTACTCTCAATTGCATAGCCAGCAGCGGCTACGGCATCAAACACTGCCGCCTCAATACCAGTTCTAAGCATTCCTAGATCACCAAGAATTTTTGCAGTAGTTAATGATTTCAATTTATTAAAGGAACCAACAGCTCTTGCCTTTGCTGTTTGCACAATTCCACCTTTTGCTGATATGCCACCGGCAGATATTGCCGAAGTAATATCTGGCGCAAGTGAATTTATAACCCTTGCAATATCATCACCCATGCCGCCAAGAACATGGGACATAAAACTTTGAGCTGCCGGAGTTGCCGCACTTGCTGCTGTTATTGGTGTCTTTGCCAATACCTCTGCAATGACAGAACGCATGACTTTAGCTTTTGCTGGATCAAATCCAGCCGGAAGTGCTCTTACTATTACATCATCGAGCAACCTGCTTATCTCAGATCCAATTGTCTTAGTAGATGCAACGACTGAAGATGAGACTGCTTCAGAGGCGGCTGAATGGAACATTCTGAACCCACCCAATGAATCTTTCAATATGAATGGGACACTGCTTGCAGTTCTTGCTACAGTATCAACTGTTTCTTTAACTGCCGCAGTTCCGGATGCAACTATTGACGTTGTTCTTGAAACCGTTTTCTTTACAGCAGCAGTTGGTGCAGAAAGAGCTCCTTTTTGAACTGCAAGCTCTGCATTTACAGCATTACTTAATGCTACCTCTGCAGCCTCAATGCTTCCAAATTTCTTTATTAGTGCGTTACGTGTTTTCTTAAACGCTGTAACTGCTTTAGATCTAGACTGCTGCGCTTCAACAGTGTAATCAGAAGTCATCTGATTAATTGTTTTATTCAATATATCCGCTTCTTTTGCAGCATTTCTTGTTCTTGCAGCATTTCTTTCTGCAATTATACTAGCTTTAGCTTTATCTGTTGTTGGAGATATTCTATTTAATATTTGACTATCAGATTGTTGCACAATCCTCTCGTTTGCAACTTTATCAGCCATGCCTTTTGTAAATAATCTACGCCCAGCATTAGGATCATAAGCTGGCGACTCTGGATCTAGCTCATCTAGACGGACAGACTTTGCTGCGAGTTTTCTTATCAATTCACGATTCTGAGCTGCAGCCTGAGTTTTAGATGTTTTACTAGTCATTTTTGCAATTTCTTGCTTACTCTTATAACCGATTTGTTTAAGATTTTTAACAATCACATCATCGCCACTGTCAATTGCTTTATTTATAGCTTCAATTTTCTCAACCATTAAAGCTCTATATCCAGCTATTAATTTTAAGTTTTGATTAATACCACCCTTCGGGAGCAAAATCTTTTCTTGAGCAACGGCACTTGCTAGAGCTTTACTAACTTGCTCTTGTGTGTTAACACCTTTTGGCAAAAGAGTTCTTTGTGGTCCTAAGAGCTGTAGTTTTCTTGATGTTATATCTCTAAAATTTTGCAGCTCTTGAGATACCGGAGCTGCTGGTACTATATCAAATTTTGTTGCTGTTCGAACAACATTCCTTTTTGTCTTTTCAAGCTTGACAACTTTTTCTCTAGTTGCTTTTGCTTTATTTGCCAATCTTTGCACATCCTGCTGTGATGCAGACGATGTAAGATCTTCAAATTCTTTTTGTGCAATTCTTGCCTCTTCAACTGCTTTTTCATACTCGCTAAGAACCCTAACTTCTCTTTCAACTTCAATCACCCCTGCTGCAGTATCTTTAGGAGTTAGTGTTAAACCTTTAAATTCATCAGCTAACAATTTTGTTTCAGTAGCACCATATTTAAGAACACTATCAGCCTGAGCCGCCGCACGCTCAGCTGCTTTCATACCAGTTTCTGCTAATTGATTTATATTTTCTTGTATTTTTTTGCCTCTAATTTTAAGATTTTCAATAACCCCAGCTAATGGCTTTGCTTTTGCAGGAATAGTTGAACCGACCTTCGGAACCCTCTTCAGTCTTTCTTCTAATAAATCGCTAACAATCTCATCTTGACCAAATGGAACCATTACATCTGGTCGAAGAGCACGTTCAGCTATTTGTTTTGAAGTTGGCTTTAGTGATCTCTTTGATTCTGGAGATGTAAAGATAACCTCTGATTTTCCGATGCGCTCGATTCTTCCGAGTGGACCACCAAGATTTGTTAAATCACCACCTTTTGCTTGTGCAGCTATATCTTTTAGAACTTTCTGCTTAGTTTTTGTCGCTACCTGCCATTCTTTATCTAAACTTCTTAAGAATTGGTATTCATCTGGCAAAGCAACACCAAGTTTGTCATAAACTGAAACTATCTCTGAAACTTTTAGTGTTGTCATTTGAGCTGCAGCTTTTGTAACTTTTGATCCACTAGCAACTGTTTTAGTAGCACTTACGGCACTAGAGACACCCTCGCTAACCGTTTCTGCAGCCCCAGCAGCCACAGATGCAACTGTGGAGCTAACATCAGCAACTGCGGCACCGACTGTTGCAGTTGCTGTGGCAACTGATGCCGCTGCAGTATCTATTGTTTCCTTGACGGCTTTTTTAGCGGCTTTAGCAGCTTTTTTAACTGGCTCAGGACCTGGAATTGATGGCAATACAGGAGTTGTTGGTACTCTAAAACCACCGGCTGGTATCTTGCTTGTGCCAGTTACAGATGGAGGTAGCGATGGACCATAAATTGGTCTTGCATCTGAAGGCAGGGATGGACCATATGTTGGTCTTGTATCTGGAGGCGGCATTGCTGGTCCATATACAGGACCAGGTGCTGGGGGACCATATGTTGGTCTTGTATCGGTAGGTGTTCTAGGAGACCCAGGTGTTCTAGGTCCACGACCTGTGCCTCCACCTCCGGGACCACCAGTAAATGTATTCCCCATGAATCTGTTGCTAGTGAATACAGTTCCTTTAAACCCAGCCTTTAATGCTTCACTAACTCCATCGCTAACAGATTTAGCAGTCGTTGCAGCAGCATCGGCAGCATCAGCTGCAGTTTCTGCAGTTGCATCAACTGCTTTTATGGCAGCATCTAATCCAGTTAATGCATCACCACCGACAGGAAGCCCGATGGCTCGTTTAAAAATATTTTTAAGGTCAGCAGATGTTGGCGTTGAACCCTGTTGCAATACTTGCTGAGCTGACGGGTCCAATCCAGATACATCTGTTATAGCACCACGCTTTCTTCCAGACAAGAGAACTTTTGTTGTCCCTGGCAAGGATGTTGCCTTTTGCCAATTTTTTAAAGCCCCAGCTCCACGATCAACAAGTTCGGTAACATCAATAATCCTAGACCCAAGTTTGCCAAAACCTGTTGCAAGCCTTGCAATACTCGACAGCGCCCCTGTAAAGAACCATCTAAATGAAACTGTCAAAAGTTTTATAGATGGTATCAAACCTAAAAATATAACACCAAAACTTATAGCTTTTTTACCGAGCGGTCCAAGATTTTCTACAAAATCTCTAATCTTTTGTATTATTGGTGTAAAAAATTCTATCAATGGCTTGAAGGCTGTTACGATCACTCTTCCGATCGCCAATATTTCTTCCTTCATTATTCTAAATTTTGTTATAGTGGTATCTAGACCAATTTGCAATTCAGTCTCTAATTGCTTTTGCGCTACGTCTTCAATTCTAAAAGCACTAGACATCAATATCTTACCGGACTCAGTTCCTATTTTGCTTAAGAAATCTTTAGACTCATCACCTGTTGTTCCATAAATTTTAGTTAATTCATCAAAAGCTAACTTTTGACCCTCACGAATTATTTTAGCTCTTTTTGTATATTGACCATTAATATTTTCAGTAGCTTTTCTGTGTAAATTACTGATATCCACCATTTTTTTTACTTGAATCTGCTCAGTCTCAGCAAACCCGGCAGACTTTAATCTCGCATTAACATTTTTTTGAATTACTTCAGCAATCCTGGCTTCTGTTGTTCCCATTTCTCCTAGCGCTTTTTGAAATACTGCCAACTGCCTAAAGGATGTTTCCATTCTTGGTCCCTGACGAACGCCGAACAATCTTGCAAACAGCTCCAGTGTTCCCTGCTCGCCCTTAATGCTTAATAGATTATTAAAACCATCTGTAAGCTTTTGAATATTTTCCATACTTACACCAGCAGAGTAGTCAAAATCTGGTCCGAGCGCTTGATTAAGCTCACCAAGAATTACTGAATTTTGTTTTGTCATTGCAACCATTCTTTGCAATGAAACTTTGATAGAGTTAGCAGATGCGCCGACCTGGAAACCAGAAGCAACCATCGGAGCGAGCAGCGCTGCGGATTCTGTCATTGACAGTCCGAATGTTGTTGCTGCAGCCGAGACTTCTGGGAATGCGTCTGCTAGATCTTTTAGTGATAGAGAAGTTTTATTTTCAACTAAGTTGAACTCAGCAAGCTGACCTCTTAATTCAGCAATAATATTGCTAAATTGCTTAGGGTCAGTTAAATCTAACGAAAGACCTCTTGCTGCATACTGCTCTCTCTTAACTCTTAAAATATTTTGCAACATTGATTCAACAAATCTTTGTGATTGTTCAATATCAACGTTACCTAATTTCTCAACAGTAGTTGTTAATTCAACAAGATCTTTAAGACCTTGAATATCACCTATGCCAAGTTCTGCAAAGTCACCTGCTAGACTTTGAACCAACACCCTGCTTGTTCCAAATTTTCTAGTTACTTGATCAAGAAGTTTACCCAATTCCTTTGTTTGTTCAGAAGCAAGCCTAATAGCTTCCTCTCCAGATCCAAAGTTGTCAACCATAAGTTTTGTAACTCTTGCAGATTCTTGCTCTAAGTCTGCAAAGCTAAAGAACGCTGTTCTTAAGGCTCTTGTAAATGCAAGTGTTTGAGCAGTTGTCCTAAGAATACTCATGTTCATTTGAGTCAACGAGCCTTTAGCCCTGTTAGCCCATTGTTGGATAGATGTTGCCTGCAGCGCTCTTGTCAGCTCTCTCGAGCTGGTAGTCAGGCGTTGCATTGCATTGGCTTGAGCATTTAGTGCCGCAGTTGCTTTTGGAGATGATGTTCCGAGCCTATCAATCTCTTTTGTTAAAGCAGCATGATGCCTTACAGCATCGCTAATAATTTTATTATTAAGAACTTGCGCTTTATTATTAGCAGCAATTAAACCAGTTAAAACTTTTGTGCTATTACCAGTACCAGCAGTAATTCTTTGAAGCATCGCTTGTGTACTGGCAAGCTTATTTACTGTACTTACAGTATTATTAATTTGTGCAGATACTTGAGCTAAACTTTGACGTAAAATCGCAGCTTCAGACGTATCTGCAGTGACAGTAAATTTTATATCCCCATACGGTGTTGGTGTATCAGACATAGTTCAGCCATATTAATTATTACACATTAGGTCGATAAAATCAAGGTTTTATCAATCAGTTTTTTGAGAAACTTCATATCCAAGACCAATTCCCATTTGCATAATATCAAGTCCTTGGACAATTCTCTTAGGCGCAGGATTATACCAGTCTTCATCAAAATCAACATCAGCACCCTGAGCGGCTGCAGCAATCTTCATAGCAGTACTTGTTTCATTAACAGCTGCACGATAGAGAAGGAACAGCTCATTGAGAGTAAGACATGACTCCAACTCTCCGATGCTGTTCCAAGCTCCGGTTTTTATAAATATTTCAGACTCATATTTGAGGAGAGGAATGTCTTCCCAACTTGTGTCGGAAGATACCTCACTCTCCTCGCCTAGAAGGAAGGGTCGGACCCCATTGCGGCAGTCATGAGAGCGCCGAATGACTTGAGATCAAGAACATCCTCCAACTTCTCCTTATCGCCTGCGAGTTCTGGATCGACGACAGCCAATGCAACAGCGGCTGCCTCAACCATTACGTCAATGTCTGCATCCTCAAGAGTTTCATCGTTCTTAAGATTCTTGACAATCTTCATAAACTTACGAAGATTACGAATTGTCAAAGGCTTAATAACTCTCTTCTTTCCATCTGCAAAAAGAATTTCAGTTCCAGCCAAAATGTCCTTATTATCACTCATTACTGTTTACCTACCTTGTTTGTAAAATAAAGAAGCCCTCGCTTCTCCCATCAAGTTTATCACAAGATAGAAGCCTGCGAGGGCTACTTCACGATTTTTCAATCAATTATTGCTGATCGATAATCTTGCCGTACTCGTAGTTTGTATCCTCTGTCTTGGGGAGAATACGGAAACCAACAGTGAACATCGTTGCCTCTGCACGCTTCATGCTGATCATCGATGATTCCATCGAAACCGCACGCTTTGTGTAGTAGGAACGAGTCTTGATTGCTGCTGCCGACGATCCGGGGGCTGAGCCAACAATGACCAGACCCTTTTCACGTGGGTACACGTTCTGCGAACCGAACAGGAAGGTGTTTGTATTTGCACCCGAACCTGCTAAGTTTGCCTTGATGTCGTCACCACCATCGACATCATCATAATTCCAAGCGATTGCAAGGTTGTTCAATGTTGCCTCAGCAAGCGTGGTCTTCACCATCACCTTAACTTTGGACTGAATCAACTTTGCGGCATCACCGAATTGGTCGATCTCAATATCTACAATGTCTGGCTCCCATGAAATTTCGACACCATTTTGTGTGGCACCGACATCAGCGAAGTTATCCATTGCAGCGATCGTTGTTGCGTTAGCCGATGGACCAAGCTTAATGGTTGCCTCACCAACGACAATATTTGCGACATTAACTGCCATTTGTATTTCCTCCTATTTTATCAAGCCGGAATATTTTCCGACCTTTCTTATCACGCCAATTAGCGATCTTAGAAATATCTTTTGGATTTACCTCTCCTTGGCGTTTGCCAATACCGAGAGATTTATTCCATTCGAATTCATATATGGAACTTCCTACTTTCGCCACATACCCGGGAGTTCTCCCGACATAGGTAATTGTAATATATTCCATACAGCATATATTGTACCATATATTTTTTTATACATTACATATTCTAAAGTCTAAATTCATCCTATACCAACCCTCTTTTTCTAATGGCACAGCCAGACTGGAATCTGTTTGCATTGATGATAATATCCTACGGTCTTGCCCGGTAGCCTCTATACCACCTGTCTTGGCTACTGTATCTGCCTTGCCAAGAATTTCTATAAATAATTCAGATACTGAAAACAGTCTTTCTACATCTGTATCAAATATTGAATATCTAACAACATCTTTTCTCATCCAATGGCGATCTGGATCTGGTATCAATGGATTATAATAATAAACAACATAAGGAGCAGTTGCACTGGATGGAGCAACGACAGGATAAAAATTCATTTGCTTCCCCGCAGCGGTCACAATACCCTGATCCTGTGCAAGATGAGAGTTGATATCGTAAATTGGCAAAGTCATTACAACCCCCTGTACGACATTTTTATTTTTTCCATTACAATTCTTTTAATCTCATCAGAATTATCTTCAGAGCCATTTACAATTTTTACTTCCGCACCACCGCTGGATGCAGATATTTCAACGCTCTGATAATTTGTATTGATAACATTTTCTATATCAGATTGCGCCGCCCCGACACCCTCAGCGACTGCCGATTGCATATCGATCGGTATCATATCTACTTTATTTATTAAATTATTAAAATTACTTTTAATTGAGATATTAAACATTATGTTTCAACCACCCTTCTAAGGGATACAACAACATGATGCTTTTTACCGGAAAAAGTAAATTTTGGTTGAATGCCAACGATCTCATATGTGTCCGTATCAACTTGAGCACCCTTTGAATCTGTTATATTTGTAATTCTATTATCATAATTAATATACTCAGAATACATCGCTGGAACTATTCCTTCATATTTTGAAAAATTATCAACATACGGAGACAATCTTCTATCGCTAGAGGATGTAGATTGAGTGGTCGGGGCTTGAAATTGAAAGCCTATCGTAGCCGATTTTGTAAACGTTGCATACTCTTGACCGGCAGCATTTGTAGCTGTTGTTTTTGTGTAAATATCGCATTTGTGCGCAAAGCGAAAAAAAGTTTGGTAGGACATTTAAACCACATAATCCATCACGAAAAGCGTGTAATCCATAAGCAATACATCTGCTTCAATATTACCTGTTGATTCATAGAATGAATCCTTAACTTGATATTTAAGGATATCCATATCAACAGTTGTCATGCCATGCCTTCTATAATCAGAATCACCATTCATCATATCTTCTAATAATAAATCAGCAGCTTGCACGATATTGTCAGGAACATATTTCCATCCAAAATCACCTTCAATTTTATAATCATCACCTTCATCAAATTTTGATGAAACTATTAAAGTCTGCACACTATCGAGAAAAGATCTCTTAAATTGAATATAGTAGCTTGATTGAAAATTGTGAGGTTCTTTAGACTTTTCAATGTTATTTAAAGTAGCATCTGTAGAATCATGAATTACTGTTTGATCTTCATCTCCAAGATTTACTGTTACTTTTGTTAATCCGCTAATTGGATGCGGCAAGTGAAGTGTGTTTTTACCGGAACCAGAAATTTCAATATATTTATTTGGATAATAGTCAAAAGATTGACCACAAAAAGTATTAATTATGTTCCTTACACGTTTTTCCATTTTATCAAATTTTTCATAGTAATCATTTTCTAAATCAGGATGGTCTGTAAAGAAGGTGTCGATATCAACATACGGTGTGTACACATTAATATATTGAGATTGCGTATAGCTCGTTCCAGAAATTGTGTATGTAAAATCAACTCTATGCCTCCCGGCACTATTTAAAACATAAATACCAGAAGCCTGTTGACCATATGTTATTGTATAAACACCAGTACCTGTTCTTGTTGCATTTGTTGGACCAGATACAAGTGAGCCAAATTCATGATAAAGGCTTACAGAAACAACATTGCTTACAGGGTCACTTGGAAGTGTCAGTGTAAGAGTTTTACTTGTATTGATTTTGACATCATCCATAATATTCAATTGTACCAGAAAATGAGTTCTAGCCCTTAAAAGGTTTGCATAGCGACAGATACTTCAAGGTCGTTTAAATCCCCACCAATTTCAGTTATGTTAAAAGTTCCACTGATGTCAAAAGAGACAATAGTGTTGGAAGAATCTTTAAAAAATAAAAGTCCGTCAGCATAATTGATTGCCAACTCTCCATATTCTAGAGATGTTGGAGCAGTATTCGCTGTGCCTGATCTTTTAATTTTAACAACATTAGCCATTTAGGGCTCCTTAGAAAGTACCGCCATCGACAGTAACATTGTCAAGATTTGTTCCGCTAAGAACAGTTGTCCCGGCAATCTTAAATACTTTTGTTGAAGCAAGATTGATATGCTCAGATGCCGTAAAGGAATCTGTTGCATCAACCCAGTTGAATGTCTTATCAGTTGCGCCCTTGATTGTAATACCAGCCCCATCGGCAGTTGTGTCTGTTGGCGTTTCAACGCTAGCAAGAACAACATTCTTGTCCTCAACAACAAGAGTTGCTGTGTTGAGCGTTGTAGTATTGCCATTAACTGTCAAATCACCAGTAACTACAAGGTTGTTTGAAATAGTAACATTGGCTGGAAGGCTCAATGTAACAGCACCAACGCCTGAGTTTGACACCGCAATTTCATTTGCTGTTCCAGTTAGACCTGTAACAAGATTGGTTGCTCTGTCACTGATTTGTGATGCAGTAATTGAAATTGTTGAATTAGATGCCGCTGTCAAACGACCTTGTGCATCAACCGTAAATGTTCCAACAGAACCTGCTGATCCATAAGAGCCAGCAGTTACCGCTGTGTTCGCCAAGTCAACCGTAAATGTTCCACCTTCAACATTGGTGTTGGAGACGGAAACGCCTGTGCCAGCAGCAACAGAGCCGACATAGTTGCCAGTCGTATCTGTACCAAGTGCAACTGAATCTGCGGCTATTGTCGCAGTAAGAGTTGCATTTGCAAGATTTGTAATAGTTGCACTACCAGTCAAATCCCCGGCAAGGGTGATTGTGAAGTCTGCAACGTCAAGATTTACTTTTGCATTTGCATCATCATATGTTGCTGCAATTCCGCTGTGTGTTCCGTTAGTGAGCAATCCAGCAGCAACATCTTGCGTAGCTTCTGTAAAATCCGTAACTGCCGAAGAAGAAATAGAAATTGTTGCATTTGCAGCAGCTGTCAAGCGACCTTGTGCATCGACTGTGAATGTTCCAACAGTACCTGCGCCACCATACGAGGCAGCAGTGACTGCTGTGTTGTCAAGATTAATTGTAATAGTATCTGTTGCAGCAGCAACAGATGTTAATCCAGTACCACCAGCAATTGTAAATGTATCTCCACCGGTAATAGAAACATTACCTGTATCGCCGGCAGCTGTAAAGGTTGAACTTGCACTTGAAACTGCAGTATCAACATAAAGTTTTGTAGCAGCATGGGCGTTAGCTGTTGGAGTAGCAACTGATGTTGTGCCATTAATAATTACATTGCCATTAATTGTTTTGTTGCCAGCTATTGTTTGATCCGATGCAAGAGTTACAAATGCACCTGAGCCGCCAATGGCAATAACTGTTGTGGCTGTGCCACCAACACCGCCAGTTCCTTCACCATAGTAAAGAACATCATCTACTTCGTTAAATGCTAATTCTGCATTCTCTAAACTTGTTGGCGCTCCTGCGTTGCCTGACGCTCTACGCTTAATTCTAATTTTATTAGCCATTAATAATTTCCTCCATCAAGCAATAAATCTGCAGCGCTATGAACATGGTCTGATCTAGCTGCAACATTACTTACTCCAGCATTTGCAGTTCTTGCTACATCAGCTGGTGCTGTATTGCTTAAAATTAAACTTGCTAAATTAATTGTACCACTACTTTGTGTTAAAACGGTAGTATTGGTAGTTATGGAGACATTTGAGGCTTGCGTAGTTGTTAATTGCAGTGTTGTAATATCAGCCATTACCTAGTTACCTCACCAGTAACAGTAGCATTTCCTGTTAAAATAGTGGTAACTGTTGATCCATTTACTTCTTGAAAATCGTAAACATAAACACCTGATCTAAGATTTGCAGTAATATTTGGCAATAAAGTAAATACAACAACTCCATTAGCACCATCTGTAATTTCTACATTAAATGTAGCAGTTATTGTGTCTGACGACCGCCTCTTCCTAATTTGACCAGAATAAGCTCTAGAAGTAATATTTATTACCGCATTGGCATTATTCTTCAATATAAGTTGATGGGCATAAGTATCGCCTTGATAAATCTCTATACTTCTAGTTGCCGGCATAATATCTCCTATAAGATATTAGCAAAGATTGATTAACCCAGCAATGCTTCCCAGGTAGCCTGGTTAATAATTCCGTTAGATTCTATACCACGACTTAATTGAAAGCTCTTGACCAAGCCTTCCGTCTTGGCTCCAAAATCTCCATCATCTTTGCAATTAAAACCATGCTTGTCGAGCAATCTTTGGGCTCTTCTAATCGCCTGCCCTCTATTGCCCTTTGTAAGCACAGGAAGAGTTTTTGCCTCTTCTTTTATTTTACCTTCATCAACTGAAGTTTTAGCGACAGATGCTGGCTGTGCGGGCGCTTGCCCATCTCTCTTTGTAATAAATTCAATCACAGCAGCAGGTGGATTATCACCCTCTGTATAGCGCAAGTGCCAAGGTTCTTCTGGAACAACTTCCCAGCTAAATCCAAACTTACGAACATTGTCAATAAGCCAATCTAAGCGCTTTGGCTCAGCGGCAGTATGAACATCAACTGCCAATCCGCTATTATGCTGCGATGTACCAGGTGCAGCAAGGCTGGCTAACTTAGGATCTTTCTTGTACCACTTAACTCCCTCAAACGTTCTTGTCTGAGCACCTTCAATTGGTTCTTTCTGATATCTCTGTCTAAATGCCATTAATTGAGATTCAAATGAGCGATATGTATCCCCGGCAGAAACCGGCTTTAATTCAACGCCATCAGCCTTGGCAGCCTCAACCATTGCCTCCCATGCATCTGCAGCTCTCCAGTGCAACTTACCGCCACTCTTAATTGGCTTCAAAAGTTTTTCTGGCAACTTCCCAGGTGCAATGCCTTCAAGATCTGCAGGCTTTTTGACTGGTGCAATAATATTCCATTTAACGCTCATTTTAGAATCCCTCCTCTTTCTTAACTGCTTTCTTATCGACTTTACTGAAGACTTCATTGATTTCATCCATATCTAGTTTACCATCATCTAAGAACTCACGTGATAAACCTTCAACAACGGTAGCAACGCCAGCAATCCCTGCCATAAAAACCGCCTTCCAAACAGGAACGCCAGCAATTGTACCCGCCCCGATAACTCCAAGTCCCGAGGCAGAAAAGGTCGCCAATATACGAAGGCAAATATTTTTGACCTGTTCCATCGCTTATGCCTTCTTTTTAACAGCGGGCTTTTCCGCAGGCTTCTTTGCTAAGAAAGAAGCAACTGTTGGATCGCCAACTCTTGTTGATAACCATGCAAGTCCGTAGGCAATTGCCGGTGTTAATACGGCAACTACTTCACCGTCAAGATTTAGCTGAACAGTAGCCAGCCAGACCCAAACGCCGAGTGCGCCTCCCTTAAGTGCTTGATCTAAGTTTTGTGACTTAGTAGACATGATCACCTCCCTACCCCAATGGGTATAATTCTATTATACCCCATTGTTTGTGATAAGGAAACTGGATCAGTTAATATCGTTTTTAAAGATATTGTGAGTATAGTGGATAAATATTGCAATTAGGGTAGCAATACCCGCTGCTCTTTGCGTTGCGCCAGAGAGGGTAATATAAACAACATAGCTACCTGCAAGAGTAAATGCTAACCCGGCAGTTATATTCCAAAGTTTGTTTATAAAACCAGACCAGTTAAATTTCTTCATTTCAATTCCCTCCTTTATATAATACTCGTAAATGCTATTTTTAGCATAATGCTCATCATCCTCACCTTCAGCATCAACAATTTCACCTGCTGGCTCGCTTCCCTCTTCTTCTTTTCGTGAACGACCTTCTGAGCCAGAACTTGGATTAGAAGAGCCTCCTGAGCCTCCAGAACCGCCTCCTGAGCCTCCTGCTGGTGCTGTTGGTGACGCTCCGGCAGCGCCAGTAACGGCAACCGTTGCTGTTAATGTTGCAACTGCAGCGATAACTGTTTTTCTTGCGCCAACATCAATGCTTGATCCTGTTGGAACATAAGTATCAAAACCTCCGCCATAAACATCAATTTCCTCTTCAAAAGCCTCTTTGATTTCATCAGGAGCTTCCGTAAGAGCCTCAGAGAGTTCCTCTTTTTGTTCATCAGTAAAAGAATCAGCATCAACATTTGCAAAAACCTCTTGGGCTGCCTCAGTAGATATCTCTGTAAAGTTATCATTTAAAATAATTGCTACTGCAACAGATGCCTCAATTGGTTCTTCCGAATCAGCAATTGCATTAATAACATTATCTAAAGCTTCTACGGATTCAATATTTTCAACAAGATCAAGGGTTTGCTCTTCTGATAATTCATCAATTACTTCTGTTAATTGCTCTATACCTATAGATTCTAAAACTTCTGTAAGTTGTTCTGAATTGAGATTATCAATTACCTCTATTACATCTTCTGCCTGAATTTCTTCAGAAGATATATCTTCAATAATACTTTCAAATTCTTCTTGTGTTACTATAGTCTCTTGTGATTCTGTATCTTGCTCTGTCGTTTCTTCTGGGGATATCGGTTCTGGCTGCTGTTCTCCTTCTTGTTCTTCTTCTGGATAATCAGGAAGGGTCGTTTCAGGCTCAACAGGCTGAGCCTCCTCTTCATCCTCCGGTTGAATAAACTCAGGCTCAGTTGTCGTAGTAACTTCTGGCTCAGTCGTTGTAGTAGTTTCTGGTTCCTCTTCAGGCTCAGGTTCAGTTGTTGTCGTGACTGTTGGCACATAAACGGTTGTAGTAGTAGTCTGGGGAGGCGATGTTGTTGTGGTACTGGTTGAAGATGTTGTTTCAGGGACTGTCGTTGTGGAAGTCGTTGAAGAAGTCGTTGAGGTTGTTTGAGGAGCAACAGTTGTAGTTGTTGTGGCAGTTGTAGTTGAATTAGGGTCAATAACAGTTGCATCAACAGTTACTTCGGGTCCGTATACACACGGACCTATGCCTTCGCTGGAGAAGCAACTTTGATTTCCCGCTTTAATGCCAAAGCGCACAGGTCCAAATCCAGTAGTTACGGGGTTGCTTCCAGAAAACATTCCAGTACTTAGCGAGTAGTTGGTGCCTTGATTAGTCCACACACCCCAGCCACCTGACGTTGTTCCGCCAATTTCATCAAGGTCGTAAAAACTAACTGAGTAGCCGTAGACATTTAAGTTGCTTGATGCTGGAGCATCCCAGTCAAGGTCTATGCTTC